GGTATTCCTCCTGACTGGGTAAGACCTATCTTATCGAAGACAGGAATTACACGAGCTGCTGCTGCGCACCAACTTGAAATCCTGTGGGAAAGGGCTAAGGACTTAGCCATCCATGAAGTCTTCCCCACTAAGTGGCCCTTCTTCACGGATATCCAGAGGTTTGTAATAACTGACATGATCTTCAACATGGGACTTGGAGACTCGAAGAGAGGCTTCCTCAGCTTCAAGAACAGTATCCAGCTAATGAAGGAAGGAAACTGGACACAGGTATGCATAAATCTGAGAAGAAGCAAGTGGTACAGAGATACTAAAAGTCGTGCGAAGCGCGATATCCAGATGCTGGAGAAGGGTCGATTCCTGACCGACGAGGAGCTCAACCAATGCCGAACCTACTGACCTTAATAGTCAATATAGCAACGGCTGCGGAGATAACCTCGGCTAGTCAAGTGGTGGAAGGCAAGGCCAGCTATTTCCAAGCGACAGTTAAAAGCGCTCTGTATAGGCCAGACTCAGGTATTCCTCAGACAGGCTACTGTGCTATGCGATGGAGATACTCAGCCCTGCAGAAGGAGCTTGGCCTGCGAAGTCGAGGAGCAGTAAAGAACTGGCTGCGTAATAAATGTCAGGTGAAGGTTATGAATAAAAGGACTGGAAAGGTCTACACAGTAAAGCCAATAGACTGGGGTCCGGCTCGGTGGACGAATAAAGTAATCGACCTCGACTTCATCACCTATACTGGACTCGACATCAAGGATAAGGATCAGGTCCGAGTAACTATAGAGAAGAGGGAAGACTAATGAGAACCACTTTAGAATACGTAGACAGTACTATGCTCCAGGACTTCATGGACTGTCCTAGAAAAGCCTTCTACCGATATGCTCTAGGTTGGCGTCCAGAGGAAGCGAACCACGACCTTGTATTCGGCAGTAGTTGGCACATAGCTCTAGAGCACCTTCTAATCCACGGAACCAGCCCTGACAGTATAGCCAAGGCTCATGAGCTATTCCTAGCAGAGTATCGAAAGACCTTCTCCGAGGATACAGATGAACTGCACAAAGCCAAGAACCCTAATAATGCTCTATTAGCCCTGTGCGACTATACTACCAGGTATAATGATAATAATGAGAACCAAGTTCTCTATACTGAGGTAGCAGGAAAAGTTCCCATCTCTGAGGAACAGGACATGCAGTTTAAGATAGACGCAATTCTGAGAAACAAGGCTGGTAAGATATTCTGTCTTGAGCACAAGACAGGCTCTTCACAGAGTCGACAGTGGGTAGATCAGTGGCAGCTTAAGACACAGATCGGGACCTACATGCATGTCCTCCACTGCTTAGCCCCTCCCGAGGAGATAGAAGGTGTCATAGTATCCGGCACATTCTTCGGGCGTAGCGCGAGCTCAACCGTCGACTTCCTACGGCTCAAGATTAAGAAGAGTCTCTCGGATATGCAGCAGTGGTTAGCCAACGTGAGATTCTGGATCAACTGGTTTAAGCAGGAGTTTATCAATCTGCAGAAGGTGAAGACCACAGATATAGTAATGACAGCCTTCCCTATGAATACGGAATCCTGCACGAAGTACTTCGGCTGTCCTTACCATGACCTGTGCACTAGTTGGGCAAATCCACTCAGACAGAGTGAGAAGATAATACCAGTGGGATTTAAGGAGGAATATTGGGACCCTAGAGAGTTCGAGAAGACAGCGAAGTACGTGATGCACGATTCTAAACTTCAGGAAAGAAAGGACGAGAAATGACCGCAGACAAAGTAGCTCAGCTACCCGACCTAAAGGCTGTACTTGGAGAAGTACTCGACAGGTACAGGGCCACGGCAAAAACCACCTCGGTAAAAGCAATAGTCTACGGGGACGCTGGCACGGGCAAGACCACTCTACTAGGAACGGCAAGGGCTCCAATCCTTGTACACAGTTTCGACCAGGGTGGAACCAGGGTTCTCGAGTCAGAGATCGCAAAGGGAAGAGTATATCCCGACATCAGATTCGAGGTGGAGCAAAGCAAGGCTCCGACTGCCTATGAGCTTTGGGAACAGGAATATAATAAGCTCAAGGCAAAGAAGGTATTCGACAGCCTCGGTGCCTACGCTATCGACAGTATAACAAGCATGAGCGATGCCTTGATGAACAGTATCCTCGCCAAGCAGAAGAGGGCAGCCCAGGTGCCTCAACTGCAGGACTACATGATCCTCGGCAATACGCTCAAGGATATTCTCAAAGACCTGGCCGATCTGCCCTGCGATGTCTTCGTCCTAGGACATGCAGAAACAGAGCGGGATGAGATAACTGGTAAGACAAGCACTGCCCTGATGATCACAGGTAAGATGAAGGTGCGCTTTCCTCTGATCTTCGACGAGCTCTGGGTAACACAGAGCAAGAATGACGGTAAGAAGCAGGAGTATAGTCTCCTTACTGCTAATGACGGAATATACAAGGCTAAGACGAGGATAGGATCAGGGAAGTTTTCTCCTATCGAAGTCCCGAATATCAAGGCCCTGCTTGCAAAGGCAGGTTTGCCACATGAGGATAGACTATGACCACTATGCAAAGAAGTTGTCCAGAAGAAGGAACGCCACGGGTAGCTGGTGGAGGTACACTCAATGACTTCGACCTCTACAGTCTAACCACCGATTGCACAGCTGTGTATACCTCAGCTGCCAACGCATTGGCTCTGGAGAATAGCCCCTGGAAAGTAGCGAACCTCCTTCGTCTATTCTACGCTGCTACAGAAACAGCGAATGAAGCTGGAGAGATACTTGGCCAGGTTAAGAAAATACTACGAGACGACGACGGGAATATCACACAGACTAGAATCCAAGCGATCTCTGATGAGATTGGCGACACCCTCTATGGCCTGGCTCGAGTGTGTCGTGAGCTCGGAATCAGCCTTGGAGATGCAGCTTTGAAGAATAAGGTTAAGCTCCAGGATAGAAAGGAAAGAGGTGTACTTCATGGTAGTGGGGACAATCGCTAACCGACTCTGGATAGCCTCCTGGCACGAAGGCTATCCCAAACAAGGCTACTGTAAAGGAATAGCTCTGTATACAGAGAAGGGTCCTAACTTAGCCTGCTATATCAAACCTCCGATTCCCACCCGGGAGAAGATTCCGGAGGAACAGTTCCACAATGCGGACTCAGTCGCTGCGAAGCTGGCAGAGTTCCTTGACTTTAATCTACCCCCTGACGGGAAGTATATCCTCTGCGGTTACCATCCCAGGGAATCGGGGGAGTGGTTAGACTTCCTTCTCTTCGAGGCTAATCTACAGCCGGCGAGCTACTACGTACACACGCAAGGAAGCCTATGCGACGTGACTTCGCTTAGCCGAGCCCTATCTGCATTGACAAGCTGGGCTCCTCTAAGCCATCAACCTCATGATATCCACCAGCACCTTGGGTTCACATTCAGTGAACCTCAGACCCTAATCCTCCAGGCTAGACATGCCTGCGAGGACGCTATGGAACTGAAGAAGCGGTACCTGAAGTAGTGTACAAAGGGTTGCCTTGCAGCCCATATATCAGAGTAGAAGTAGGAGAACCAGCATGTCGTTTCTTGACCTCAACCTCAGCAACGTAGAAGACCTCAAGTTAGTACCAGACGGAGAATATCTCCTCCAGTGCCAAACAGCAGAGGTAAAGAACTCGCAGAAGGGGGGTCGATATATCAACCTTCGATTCGCCCTGCCGAATGAGCCGACAGCAGAGGACCTCTACCACATCCTCATGCTGCCAGACAACAGCGACGCGAAGAAGGACCACCGCCGTCTGCTCGCTATCAAGCAGATGTGCAAAGCAATGGGAGTGGATCTCGACGCTCCCCTGGATCTCGACGACATTGTCGGTCGGGAGTGCTATGCTATCCTGACTACTCAGGAAGACCAACAGTACGGCGACAAGAATGTCATCAAGACATTCGTCGTGGGCCGGTAGTCGAGAGCTACAGATGGGGGCTGGGATTTCTCAGCCCCCAGATGTAAGAAAATCTTACACCAGGAGTTAGATATGCCAGACCTCTACAAGCCAAGAATTGGAATTGAGGTGACCCAGAGTCAATTCGATAAGATGCAGAAGTATATTCCCTGGGGTTTGCGTCGCCTACTTTTCAGTGCTATCATCGACGACCTTATAGACGTCATCGAGAAAACAGGGCGAGGACCAGACCTCATCGGGGCTATTATAGCTCGAGAAATCGGGCTTAAGCTGTTGATAAAGGAGCTCAAGAATGAACCCGCTCAAAGCGAAGATCCCAGCCTCTGAGCTTATGTCTGAGATGACCTATAATGAGATAGTAACAAAGGTGATGAAGATCCGAGAGCTGAGACGCGCCCCTGTATCCAAGCCCAGGAGCGCGGCTACTCAAGCAAAGATCGAGGGGAAGAAAGAGACTAAGAAAGTAATCAACAATCTAAGCGCAGAGGACATCCAGATGCTCCTCTCCGCACTACAAGGAGGAGCTTAATAAATGCGTGTAGATATAATCCCAGTGACTGCTATAATAGTCGAGGACCGTTTCCGGCAGGACTACGGTGACCTTGAGGAGCTAGCCCAGAGTATAAAAGAACGAGGCCTTATCCAACCTCTTGCTGTCATGCAAGAAGGGGACCACTTCCGACTCCTCGCGGGAGGCCGACGCTATGAAGCCTGCCGTCTGATATCCATGGAGGCTATCCCTGTCCGAATCTACCCTGAGGGACTTACAGAACTCGAGAGGAAAAGCATCGAGCTTACTGAGAACCTGCAGAGGAAGGACATGACCTGGGCTGAGGAGGTCAGCCTGAAGAAAGCTATCCACGATATTCAAGTAGCTCTGCACGGCGAGAAAGTCAGCAGCCGACCCGACGCCGAAGGGTGGAGTAAGAGAGACACTGCCTCCCTCATTGGAGAGACTCACACTAATACAGCCGACGACATTCGCTTAGCCGAGGCTATGCTTATCCTCCCCGACTTGGCAAACTGTGAGACTAAGGCCGAGGCCAACCGTATGCTTAAGGTGCTGAAGAAAGACCTCGAAGCCGCAGTCATAGCGCAGGAGATACAGAACAAGCAAAGCTCCACTCCTATCGACATACAGCGGAAGAAGATAATCGACTCCTACATAATCGGAGACTTCTTCGACCACGCTTCTAGGACACCGGAGGGTGTCTATGATCTTATCGAGTGCGACCCGCCCTATGCTATTGACGAAACCGAACTCTTCGAGGACCTCGGAACTGGAACAAGCCGTGGCTTTGTAGAGTTCTCTGGAACTTCCTACGAGGAGTTCATAACCAGGCTGATTAAAGAGTGCCGTCGTCTTCTTACAGATCAGGGCTGGTTAATAATGTGGCACGCTATGCACCCTTGGAATCCTGTGATAAAGCAACTTCTCCTCGACAACGGCTTTAAGACAGGACGACCAGCTATCTGGTACAAGCCCTTCACTCGACCTCATAACCCTGTGCACAGCCTTGGCTCTGGCTATGAGCCCTTCTTCTACGCTAGGAAAGGAAATACTGCAATAGCGAATAGTATGAGGACAGACGTCTACCAGTACAATCGACTCACCGGCGACGCTAAGGTGCACCCCACCGAGAAGCCGATAGAGCTGATACAGGACATAATGTCTACCTTCCTGCAGTCTAATCGGAGGAATACAATACTCATCCCCTTCCTCGGCTCAGGCAACAGCTTACTTGCTGCAGCTAACCTCGGCCACCAAGCTGTGGGCTATGAGCTCAATGCTGACTTTAAGAATCACTTTATAGTAAAAGTACAGGGAGGCAAACCAGGAGATTATCGATCTCTGCCCGCGGACCGGGCACGAATCTGGCCGGAGGTATTAAAGCCATGACAGCAAGAGTACCCGGTATAGGTTCCACAAGAAGCAGCATAGCCATCGTAGGTGAGGCGCCCGGTGAATACGAGGAACGGCTACGACAGCCATTCATCGGTCCGGCTGGGCAACTCCTAACAAAGCTGCTTCAACAGGTCGGTATCATGCGGAAGGACTGCTACATTACCAACGTGATAAAGGAGCGCCCTCTGCACAATGATGTAACTCCTTTCATTAAGATAAAGTCTGACAGGGTAGTAAGTCAAAGCCCTGCTTTCCTTGCCTATAAGAAGGAGCTAATCGAAGAGATAAAAGGTACTGAGGCTAATGTAGTCGTAGCCGCAGGCAATATAGCTCTATGGGCGCTTTGTGACCTGCTCAGCATAAGCAAGAGACGAGGATCTATCCTTTGGAGCGAGGCCGTTGGAAAGAAGGTCATCCCAATTATCCACCCCTCTGCTGCCCTCAGAATCTATGACTACCAATCCCTGATCCGAATGGACTTGAAGAGAGTCCTAGAAGAAAGTTGCGACCCGGTTAGAAGGCTACCTGAGCGAAACTTGATAGTTGAACCTGACTTCTCCTCAACTATCGACTTCATTAAGGAAGCCGAGCACTGCCCTTACATAGGATTCGACATAGAAGTAGTTCGGGATCACGTATCCTGCCTCGCTATCGCCACTAATCCTTACGAGGCTATGTGCATTCCATTCTCCTACCACAAGGGAGACTACTTTACTCCTGACCAAGAGGCTAAGGTCTGGGCCTGCCTCCAGCAGCTCTTAGAAAATCCCAATGTGATTAAGGTAGGCCACAATATAACCTTCGATGCCACCTATATGTTAATGAAGCTCGGTATAGTAATATCGCCCGTCGAGGATAGTATGGTAGCGCAGGGAATCCTTCTCCCGGAGCAGAAGAAGGGATTGGATTTCGTGACCTCGGTCTATACCAAGGAGCCTTACTACAAAGACGAGGGTAAACGCTGGATGAGTATTGGAGATTCCGACGTCACCTTCTGGCAGTACAATGCGAAGGACGCCTGCCTATGCCTCGAGGTCCTGCCCAAGCTGAAGTCAGAGCTCACCAAGTATGGCAACCTGCCGACCTATCAGAAGCAGCTATCCCTCATTCCTCCTTTGGTATACATGCACTGGAAAGGAATGAGAATAGACGTAGATAAGATAAGGGAAGCTGTCGAGCAATCTGCCCTCGACTTAGTAACCCTAGAAGACCAGCTCACTGAGGTGGTAGGCCACGAGATTAACCCGAAAAGCTCAGCCCAAGTAAAGAGCTACTTCTATGATGAGCTAAAGCTCAAACCTTATATCAACAGGAAGACCCACAACCCGACTACTGAATATAAGGCTCTAGTTCGCCTTGCCGCTCGAGGCTATGAGGCTGCCAGCATACTGATCCAGATCAGGAAAATTAACAAGTTTAGAGACAGCTACTTGAAAATGAAGCTCGACCCTGACAATCGTATCCGCTGCAGTTTCAACCCAGTAGGGACGAAGTCAGGTAGGCTCAGCAGTAGCAAAACGATCCTCGGCACTGGGGGCAATATGCAGAACCTCCCACCTGAGTTCAAGAAGTTCTGCCTTTGTGACGATGGATATGTCCTCTACAATGTAGACCTAAGCCAGGCGGAGAATAGAGTAGTCGCATATATAGCTCCAGAGACTAACATGATTCACGCCTTTGAGAGTGGGATTGATATCCACAAACAAACTGCTTCCCTTATCTTCAGGAAACCGATAGAGAGTATAACTCCTGAAGAGAGAAAGGTCGGGAAGGTTAGTAACCACGGCCTAAACTATGGTATGAGCTACAGGAAATTCGCTCATATCCATGAGCTGGAAGAGAGCTTCGCTAAGTTCGTGCATACTCGCTATCATGAGGGCTACCCTGGTGTTAGAACCTGGCACGAAAGTATACAATATGCTCTCTCCAATGGCCGAGCGCTCTACAACCCATTCGGGAGGAAACGCATATTCCTCGGAAGATGGGACGACGATCTCTTCAAGGAAGCCTACTCCTTTATCCCACAGAGTACCGTCGCTGATATTATCAATCAGCTAGGACTCCGACCTCTATTCGAGGACCCATTCTTTAAGGATGTAGAGCTCCTCAATCAAGTACACGATAGCCTTGTCTTCCAGATTCCTCTATCAGTTCCCTGGATTAAACAGGGTGAGATAGCTCTCCGACTTCGGCAAAGTCTGGAGCAGCCCATTGTGTACAAAGGCGTCAGCTTTAGAATCCCAGCAGATTTCAGCATAGGACGAAATCTCAAGGAGCTAGTCGAGGTGAAGTTCCGCACTGCAGAGCAGGCCGCGGATGCACTGGGCCAGGCATGGTACAGCGAAGCCTACCTGGAACAGGAGGAGGAAATACCAGAAGAGGAGGACGAGAATGATGATCCCGAGCTTATAGCGGAAGAGACTGGATTCTAGGAGTTATACATGCGCTGCTGTACTGATTGGATTGACACCTATATGAGGTACACTGATAACTCAGAGCCTCCTGTCCTCTTCCGAAAGTGGACGGCTGTTTCAACCATCGCTGCTGCAATGCAGCGGAAGTGTTCTCTCAAGTGGGGATACCTCGAGTTCTTCCCTAACCTCTATACAGTACTAGTAGCACCATCTGGTAGGTGCAGGAAAGGCACGGCAATGAGTCCAGGCTATGGGTTTCTACGTGCACTTGGCATCCCTATAGCTGCCGAGGCGATAACCCGAGAAGCCCTCATCCGTGAGCTTAGAGAGTCTAACTCTCTCGACGTGACTAGTATAGAGGGAGGCGTAGACCAGCAGGCTAGTGCTACCCACCATAGTAGCCTGACTATATACAGTCCAGAGCTGACTGTATTCCTCGGCTACGGCAATCTCCAGCTAATGTCAGACCTCACTGACTGGTACGACTGCAGGGAAAGGTGGACGTATCGAACTAAGAATCAGGGAACAGATGTGATAATTGGCGTCTGGGTTAATCTCCTAGGAGCTACTACTCCAGAGCTTCTCCAAAGTACAATGCCCAGAGACGCTATCGGTGGAGGTCTTACCTCAAGGATAATCTTCGTGTACGAGAGTAAGAAGGCTAAGAGTGTCGCCCTTCCTTTCTACACGGAGGAGGAGAAAGCTCTATACTCCGACCTCGAGGATGATCTTCGTCGAATACTTCTCCTATCTGGAGAGTATAAGGTCACCAGTTCCTTCATCGATGAGTGGACCACCTGGTATCCGTGGCAGGAAGTACACAAACCATTCTCCCAGCCTCTCTTCGAGGGGTACCTCGAACGTCGACCAAACCACCTACTAAAGCTCAGTATGATAATGAGTGCAAGTAGACAGGATCAGTTGGTCATAGATAGACAGGATTTTCTACGTGCGAAGGAACTTCTAGAGCACACAGAACGAAACATGCCGAAGACCTTTTCTGGTGTAGGTCGAGCAGAGAATGCTGATGTTACTAGCAGAGTCATGACCTATATCGCAGATAAGGGTGTCACCACGTATGCTGAACTACTGAAGGCTTTCCACTACGACGCCGACTATGAGCAGATGAAGAAGGTCGTTGCTACGCTGGAGGCTATGGACTTCTGCTCTCTAGTGCTCGATATAACAGGAAAAAACCTAACAATCGAGTACAAAGGGAGTCCAGATGTAAGATAATCTTACACGAGGGCCTAGCAATAGGCCCTCTTTTATTCCGCTGGTAGTTGACCCTGTAGCTGCAGTTCTTGTATAGCCCACGGTTTAAGCGGCAGAGGTACCCTCTCTAGAGCTTTCATAGCCGCGTCTTTCTCCATGTTCTTATATCGCTGCTCTAACCCCATGAAGAAAGCTGCTGCGTTAGGATCATTAGGGTCCATCTCCGAAGGATCTTCCAGGTCATTCTCCTTAAACATCTTCTTTCTCTTGAGCATAGCATCCTGGTTGAAGGCAGCTATATGACGATTCGCCTGTATCGCCTTCGCTTTCTCCAGTGGTGTCATAGCCGTGAGTTCCTTAGCGGCGTCCCACATACCTCCCAGCTGCCATAACTTCTCTCCAGTAACTGGATCTTTCACCCAACCATCAGGATCTGAGAATCCATCGATAGCTGCAACAAAATTAAGGAGGCTTCTTACTGGAGTGATAGTCTCAGCTCCTACTCTTTTCGCTGAATCCTTAAAGGTAGAGTATCCATGTCCTATATTCCAGAACTCTCTAGCCAAGGCGAAGGGGAGCTGATAACCAGGTCCCATAGCCTCCTCTAAAGGAGTAGCTCCAGTAGGTACTCTAAATCCTGGGGCTACAGCTGCTGACATATCTACTCCACCTAAACCAGGCAGACCTCTATACAGTCTATCATCCACAGCTCTATCTTGAATCCAGCTTTCAAAGTTATCAAAGGTCGTGCCAAGTATATTCGACAAGAAGGGCAGACTTCTAGCCGCAGTAACTAAAGCCTGTGGTCCTCCCATCATGACCATCATGCCCAGATAAGTCTTCCACTCTGTACCAGACAAGCCTCGGAGGAAACCAGCTTCATTAAACATGTAAGTGGTAAACTGCCCAATAATTCGTCTATCCTTCGTCTTCAATATCAGAGGCAAAGCAGAAGACAGATAACAGGCTTGTTGCAGTCGTACACCTTTTCTTGCAGCAACTGCAGCAGCTTCCCTGCTATATCCCATATCTCTGAACATAGCATAGCCAGCAAAGAAGGTATCTCTCCTGACCTTGTACTCTCCACTCCTGTTCATTCCTAGAGGTTTAAGAAGGTCTGTGACCTTTCCCTCATATTTCCCCAGCATACTCAAGACATCAAAGCCTGCGTTAGGGTCAAGGTAAGGCATGTTCTCTGCTGCTAACTGCTCACCCTCAGGTGTGCCAATATACTTCCTCCCCTTTGCCATATATTCCACACCATATTTTGTAATAGGATGCGCCTCACCCATAGCGTAGTTGACAATAGCCAGAGGAACCTTATACCCCAGCTTCATAGCAGCAGTAGCTCCACTAAGCTTCTGCATAGCAATGCCACCTAGTCTAGGATTCATCCTATCGAGCATAAGAGCCCGACCCCAGCTATGTCGGCTTCCTTCAACCACCAGATCGTTAATCCAACGCTCAACTACGGTCGCAGGACCACCTAGAAGTTGCTGCCTAGTATTATCCAGCACTTGTCTAATCGAGGGATCTTGATACTGGGGAAATAGTCTCTGCTCCTGCTCATACGCAGCCTCCCAAGGTTTGCGTGCTATCCTATTATTTATCGTGCCATTATACTGCTCGATAATATCAAAGATATTCTGCGTCCCCTTGAGTATATTCTTCCTCGGCTTGAGTGGATTGACGTAGTCGTCGTCTATAACTTCCTCCACCGTAAATCCCTGGGCCTCGGCCTGGGCCTTCTTCGCCTCGAACTCTTGTCGAGTAACAGCCCTGGTTATCACCTTCTTAGTCTTAGCATCCACCAGTACAAACTTACCAGCTTCGAGGTTAGTGATAAACGCCACTGGATCATTAGCCGTGATTTTAATAGCCGCTCGCATATGACTTTGCTGCACCTCAGCAGCCTTTATCAGCCCAGCAAGATTAGCCAGCTGTTCCTTTACCACAGCAGTCCTCGGATCATTCTTTGGCAGTGCTTTAGCCCTGGCTTCAAGAGCAGCTGCCTCTTCCTTCTGCCTCTTTAGAGTCTTACCGAAGTCAGAGTGCCTCCGTTTCAGCTGTTCAGTAATATCCCTGGGGTCAGTCCCAGCCTCTATTTCCTGCATCACCTCTGTAAAGATAGACGAAGGTTTACCATAATAGCTCTGAAAGTGCTTAGTAAGCAGGTCTGACCTCATATTATCGTGCCAGATATCTCTAAAGTAACGAATCAGTTGCTTCCCAGCTGATTGCACAGCAGGATCATACGTATCAAGCTTTGCCAGCTCTGCACTAACCTCAGCCTGCTTAGCCTCAACTAGAGCCTGCAGCTGCTTCTGATCCTCGATAGTAAAGGAGGTTCCTTTCTTATTCGCAGCTTTATAAGCTGCTTTTATTTCTCGCTGTCCTTTCTTTCTAACCTCGTCTGCCTTAACTATTTGTTCAATATACGGACGAACCTGCACCTGCTGTGCCTTATTTACACTATTCCTAATTTGCTTCAGCAAGACATCTCCCATGACCGTCCTGCTATTGCCAATATGCTGGGTTTCAATCCCAGCACTTTGCATTCCAGCTGCCCGCCCTTTAAGGTAGCTCTCAGGAAACATAAAGGTCTGTTCCCACTGAGGAACTGTATAGCCGACTCCTCTTGTATCCAGGAGCTTCGAGCTCATTCTCTTAACCCCTGCCTTGATCTTCCCATCAGGTTCTGTAACAGATATAGGTTCGGAAACTCCTGAGAGAGGAATTGGAGAGATAAGACTGCGAGGACCCCAGGACGATATAGGAGTAGCCTGTGTCGGAATCGGTTTTACTCCTAAAGTGTCGACAATACCCAGGTTAGCGAAACTTGCGTCTAACTTCTCAACGTCCGGCTCGTGCTGAAATAACAAGGGAGCCTTGAGTATGGGACCTGAGTAATCATACAAGCTCTTGTCAAAGACAATAAATTGACTAGACGCAGATAATAATCGTGGATCTACATCTGTCTTAAAACGATAAACAGGTGGATCAATAGATCCCTCATTCGTCCGTTCAATCAGCTGAGGCTGTGGAATCATAAAGATAGCCTTATACCCACGCTCTTGTAATTTCTTTGACAAATAGGCTCCATATCGAGCAGAACCGTAGGGTGGATTAGGCTGGTCTAAAGTAGCTGGCTGCAGTTGCATAGCATCATTTACTAGATCAGCTAATAGCTCGTCCCCAGGAACCATCATAGAAGGCTCAATGTGGTAATAATGGTGACGTTGATTTCCGTGATACTTGGCTTCCCAGACGTCTATTCCTTCACCAGTAACAAAGAGTATTTCCTCCCCTTTAGGAAGCGTAACGTCTATCTCAGCTAAACCTCCACTAGAAGTCTCAGCATAGTTGACTGCACCTTCTGGACTAAGACTTGTATATATAGCAGCCCCTAAGGTTTGTCCACCTCCTCCTGCTCGAAAGAAACCAGGGCGCTTATTCATAGTCTCGCCGCGATAGACAGTTATAGTTCTACCAAAGAGTGGTGAGTCATCGCCTCGAAGAAGAGCTCTCATCAACTCCATGGTCACATACCCAGTATGTGGAGTATAACCGAAGTCAGGATCGTGTATTATATCAGCCACACGAGTAACAGCACTATTTATCTCCACTTGATCTCTTTCTGCTTTGGACAAGGTTCCTGACTTAGTCTGTGCTGGAATCGTAGCAGCGTATTCTTTCTCTCCTACGTCAAAAGGAACGATAGACTTCAGTAACTGATCTATCTCCTCATCGTAGCTCAAACTTAATTTCTGCAGCCCTTCTTGCTTATTCGGAAGGTAACTTACAGTAGCCGAACCAAGATACATATGAGGGAGAAACTTACCAACTCGAATTGATCCGTCAAGAAGTCGAAAGTAGTAAGCACCAGTATGGTTATTCTGAAGATCAGTTACAGTCGGAGGTGTTGTATATGGTGCAGGTCGAAAAGTAGGGTCATTGAGGAATAAGGCAGAGTCTTGTGGGTCTATCCTTTTAGTAGCCAGCTTAGTATCAATATAAGCCTGAGCCTCCTGAGGTGTAAGTATATTACTTCTATCCACATGAATATCACTCACAGCTCCTCGAAGTAAGGCCTCATTAGGATTATTAGCCGTGAGATTATGTTCAGTACTGTACGTAATAGACCTAGTAACAGGATTTCTATAGTAGACAAGCTGTCCTCTATGTGGTTCTAGTATCGGATCTTGTAGTGATACCAATGGAGATAACGCCGTTAAAGGAGAACCATATTGCACCGGTCCAGTGGACGCTAGATCAATAGTCCTACCTTCAGGCCGTGTAGCATAATACAGGGCATCATTGACTGCTATGCTTGGTGCCCCAGGCTTACCAGCTGCATCTCCTGGTTTACGATAGTCACCTTTATTCTTAAGCAGATTAAGAAAAACGTCAGAGCTTGTTCCAGATGTAAGGTACTCATTTGGATCGACAACTTGATAATCAGGATTCGGTACATACCATTCAGATATAAACTCAGCTGGTTTGAACTCTGGCCAGAGTTGGTAACGATCTGTGCCAAAGACTAACTTCCGCTCTGGTAAATTCAACCACCATTTTGCTTCAGATACTCCTACATCAAGCAAATCTCGACTTAACTTAAGAATCTCCTCTGGTTTCATATCCTGCATTCTTAGCACTTCGGCAGGTAGAGGAAAACTTTCTCCACGAGGTGTACTAAAGGTCCCTATGTTTCTTATTTGCTCTACCTGATCAGCCGTAAGTTTGTGTATACTAAGTCCACCACCTTGTGTGCTAAGAACAGTCGAACCCTCGGCAAGAGGTAGAGTAGGCTCAGATATTGTTTGTCCATTCTGGTCAACTGTAAAGGTATGAGTTAACTCTGTTAAGCCGAAGTTTATGTTAATAACCCGAGGATCATAGCCTACATCTTGTTGAGTAGGATCAGATGCTTGACCTGTAGAATTAGGCAGAGTCAAGAACTCTTCTGCTGTCATAGTCATTGGCTTACCTGAGTTCAGGTAACCCTCAACCTTATCCCAAGGAAGCATCCGTCGAAGCACAGCCGCCTGGCGATATGTGGTTACCTTATCTCCTTTACTAATTGGTTGACTGGTTGACCCTGCAGAGATTCCTGATACTCGAATCCTGACTTCTCCATTCAGGTCCAACATGTAAGAAGCTAAAGGCAACGTTTTCTCGTCTAACTTATATCGAGGAACCCGAGCAGGTCCAGTAGTCGGTATAGAGGGTTGTGTACAAGTCTGCTCTGATAACTTCTCTATAGCCGAAGCTGTCATTCTTGGAGTTATATCCCGACTATCAGTGACTTCCTCCTGGCTTAGATTCGTATCCACGTCGGAAACAAAACCAGGTATCTTAACCTTCGGAGTTACCAATCCTCCTACCATACCAACAGCACCGCCCATAACTCCCTCACCTATAGCCTGAGAGCTTGACTCTTTCACTGTAGTAGGGTCGTCTAGGACAAGTCTATTCGTAGCACTTTGCAGAACGCTTTCTGTCGTTTCAGAGCCAGCTTCAGACAGGCCCCCGACAAGTGTTCTTCCAGCAGGTCCCATCATAGTATTAGTCAGGAATCTGTCTCCCCAGGTTCCAACTCGACTAGCCAGGCTGAAGCCTAGTCCTCCTCCTATATGCTGCAAGAGGGACGGGTCCTCACCTGTTCTTTCCCTATAATCCTGCTCCGCCTTCTCCAGCTGACCCAAGCCAAGGCCAGAACCTGTTAACTTTCCAAAGCGCTCGGTAACTTTCTTCAGAGTCTTAAACTTCTCATAGCCTTGCTGTCCCTTGCTAGCGAGAGCTCCTAATGCACGACCAGGGGCCACAAAGCCTCCTAGCTGGCCTATACCACGAGCGAAGTCAGTAATCAGTCCCTGCTCTTCAGGGGGCACGGGAAGTAACTTATCCACTACAGAAGTAAAAGCTGCATATGGCTTGACATAGGGACTATTAACAATCCCTGAGCCAAGATAATCCACTATTCCTAATGCAGCTGGTGCAGTCTTAATTGCTTCTCCGACTGCTGCCTTAGCTACAGTTCCGACGCCCGGCAAAGGTTGGGGTGGAGCAGTAGCTCCTAAGCGAGCAGATTCTACTCTAGCCTGCTGTTCTGGTGTCGGCTGAAAACTTTGAGCCTCGGCCTGTCTTCTAGCCTCTACTCTACGCCAGAACTCTTGTTCAAGTGTCTGACGCTCAGCTCCTTCTAATCCTTCTGCGTTAACCTCAAATACATGCTGAAGAAGTTTATTCTGCTCCTCAGTATCAAATTGAGGAAACCCTTCAAGATTGAAAGCGTCATCCAGAGAAGGCTTTCTTCTAACAGGTATAGTCGGAGTCGGAAAGGCTGACATTCTTATCCTCCAAACAGGTCATTCCAAGCTTTCTTGAACTTATTAGTAGACGGTTTTGATTGCTGTGATTCCTGCATCTGCTGTTCCTTAGCAGCCGCTCCATTCATTAGTTGTTTCCACTCATCAAAACCTATAGGCACAAAGTCCTTAGGAGTCTCTCCCTTGCCTAAGCTGTCAAGATACTGGGCTTCGGCCATGTCGTACATATCTTGCACATATTCATCAAGCTCAGCATCATTGGGTACTTGAAACGTCATTCCATTTCCTGAGGCCTTCAAGCCAGCTTCTTTCCGCCGAGCTACAAAGTCATTAATTTTAGCTCTAGCATTACTCATAAACACCTTCTTGCGTTCAAACTGAGTAGGTTCCTGTCGAGAAGAAGCACTAGTTCTAGGAACAGGAGGAAGTTCCCACGCATCTTTTGTGGTATCCCAAAGTCCCTGTCCTTCACCTACTTTCTGCAGAGTATTATCAGCCCCGGACCTAGCTGTCCCTACTTTACTAACGATAGCAGGTAGAGGCATTTCAGCTTGCTCCATCTGGCGTAGCTGATCCGCACTGTACACCTGCCCATCGGTTCCTTGATACAATGTATACGCCCCTCTTGACTCAGCTCCAGGCTGGCCTAGTATAGGCTGACCTCCTGTCATAGCACTAGCCATTGGCGATACAGGTATAGCGCTACCACCACGCGGTACCTTAAGCCAAGGATTCTTTGCCAAAGCCAGCTGCTCAGTCTCCGCCAACTCCTGCTCAAAGGGCTTGAGCTTATCCTGCAGGGACGCGGCCAGCTGCATCTTTGCCAGATTTTGATTCTCATTCTGGTTAGCAAGCTGTGCCTTATCCATCTGCTCTTGCCTCGCTTGCTGGGCTAGTAAGTCCTGCCTCTGCTGCAAGGTTTGTGCTGTCTGTGCTCCTGCCGCTCCAAGTCTGGATTGCCAAGTTCCAGGTTCGGCTATAGCCGCTCCAGCTGATCCGAGGATCTGGGCGAGGCCCAGGTTATTTAGACCTGGTTGCTGATTACTTGGAGCAGCAGGAGCAGGACCCACGCCTGTAGGTCCCATCTGTCCAATCATACCAAGAGCCTGCTGAAAGCCCTGTAGATTGCTCATCATAGGAGCCTGAGCTGCTTGCGCTGACTGAGCTAACTGTGGTACCAGAGGACTGCCAGCTAGCCCTGCCTGTATTGGAGCAATAGGACTGGGGAGGCCTCCAGCTCCCATAGGACCAGCAAAGGGTGCTTGAGATAGCATGAAAGCTGGTCTCTGATAGAAGCCAGGCTGTGTCGTATCCGTGACCTGTGGTTTCTCCGGCTTGCCTCCTACAGCTGAAGGCCTAGGCTGAGGCCTGGTCTGAGGCAGAGTCTGCGGCAGAGTAGGAGGCATAGTCTGCGGCGGGGCTAGAGCTTGCCATGCTTGCAGAGCTTGTACCAGCTGCTGCATACTCTGATCCTGCATACTAGGTGCTAATCTTTGCCAGGGTGCTAACATTATTATCTCCTCATGTAAGATTTTCTTACATCTGGTTAACCAAACAGGCCACCGATACCGCCTACTACTGCTCCAAGCATAGCGCCAGGAGTGCCTCCAATCATGGCACCATAGCTGCCTCCTGAGAGGGCTCCAGATAAGGCTCCCTGCAGAGGACTATTCTTTGCATTCAGCCCTTTCTCAGCACCACCAGGAATAGCTCCAGCCGGAGCTCCCAGGGTTCCCATTGCTTCCTGCAGAACATCTATATCCCACATGATATCCTTAGCGTCGTACTCAATATCTTCCTTATACTGATCGTTATAAGCAACCAGCTGGATTCTAGCCGCCTCTATCTGCATAGAAGCCGAGTCCTTAAGAGCAGACATCTTGGCCGCACCTAGCTGTGACATACTCTGCACACCTTGGTTAATCATGCTGGCCTTATCCTTCTCCTTGTTGACATACAAGCCCTCGGTAAAAGCGTCCAGATCCTTCTGGTGCTGAGCCTCCAGTATAGCATCACCCACTACGAAAGCAGTGCTCATAACCGCATTGATGTCAGCCATTCCTGCGTGATACCGAGCCTTAGCCTGAGCTAATTGCAGAGCCTGGTTCGCGGCGTAGGCAGCTGCTAAGTTATCCACACACGTGCTTGAGGCCCAACCGTCTACCATAGCCTCAGCCGCGGCGAAGTAAGTCTGGAAACTAGCTGTTGGCTCAGTTGCGAGAATAGCGTCGGAGAAGGAAAGAGCAGCTTGCTGCATCTGACCTACCTCATTAGCAGGATCATAGCTCTCAGCATTAGCATAAGGATTCGAGGCTACAGCTGAACGATAGAATCCGTCCATATCATTCAGCCAGTCTCTATGTCTACTTTCCAGATACTCAGGATAACCTACTTTCCCTGAGCTTCCTCCACCACCTGATCTACCCTTACCTTTCCCCATTATTTATCTCCTTCACCATGAATCTATACGAGCTGTCATAGCCAAAGAGCTCCATAAGCTCGATAACTCTTGGCTCGTCAGTGAATGCCACGATTCGGTCGCAACCTGCTGCCTTCGCTATCTTCTGCAGATCCTCCTCCACCCTCTTCCATATCTCATCTGGTACTGGGATGAAAGAGTAGGTCGCATACACGAGGAAGTCTTTCGTCTGTGTTATATCGTCAGTGTAGTCAGTGGTAATTAGCATAGCTCTGACTCTGCTTCCTGTACTATCTCCTGGCACTACCCATACCTGACCTTTACCCTCCATGAGGCTCTGCAGTAGGAAGTGTTCCCGCTCTGGAGTTATCGTTCCAGGTGGAAGGCTTCCATGCACTGCTATCTTAACCAGGTCCCAGTATCTACTGATCTGGGTTGGAAGCAATTTGAGCAGCATTGCCGTACATTCCTCGGATATATCTATTATCGCACAGCTGCCATGAGCCAGATAGACTAGTTGCGATATGCTTCCTGTCCGGTATACTTCCATTCATCTCTTTCACATAGCGAACCTCGATCTGGAAGTACAGGCCAGTGACTCCAAAGTAAGTTGCTCCTTCCTTATTAACCAGTATCCAAGGAGTAACAGTCGGAGCATTCTGCATGTGGTTATACCACACATGGAGCCTAGCCTGAGCATACTCGAATCCAGCATAGGCGATAGTTACCCAGCGTAGTGTCTTCAACGCTGGCAGGTCGAAGTCACTCTTATTAGTCTTCAGTCGGCAATAGGTGTGAGCCGCGTCTATATCAGTCTGTACTACTGCAGGACAGTACCTTCGGATATAGTGGTAGTCCCCAGTAGGAGCAACGATAGCCGAGGATATGATAGACCCCGTCATACTTGCCTTATCCCCGACGATATAGTAGCAGTACCGATTATCGTGAATGTAATATCCACCGTACTTATACTCAGGGAAGATACCAGCTGGTATGAACTCATAGTCTTCACTAGGCAAGGTTAACTGGCCGACTAGCTCAACCCCCTCACCTGTTACCCTATGCACTACTAGGTTCTCCGACACCAGTAGGGCACCAGCACTATCACTATAAATCCCCTGTGGACTTGCTATACCAGTATTACCGAACTTCCTTTGTCTAAGTGATACTTCTAGCCCTGGTACTTCCTCCGGGCTTAGCAGGACCGTACTTCTTTCCCCTGCGACAAGTATCTGTTCCCCCACTACGGCTAAGCCAAGGACTGTCCCTACATCTCGAATCCGCAGGAATCCCATCCTTCCAGCTCGAATCCCTTCAATGATAGCTGGGAGAAAGTATTCAACCTGCGTCGCAGACAGCAGGCCGAGAACTCCTAGCTCAGGCACTAAATTAGTTCCAGTCGACAAGCCACCTTCTTGTGTCCAGAAGATATGGCTATCGTCGAAAGCTGGAGAAGATAGTCCTTCATCACCAGGACCTCGAACAGTCATCCAGGCGGTCCACAGCTTTTCCCATGATTCCGAGGCTAAATGATCAGCGCTGAGAGTAAGACCACCGAAGATTAGTCTATCTTTCCAGCGGCATATCGCGTTAACTCGTACTGCATTACTGGCAGCGAACTTGCTCCCTGGATTACAGATCGTCCCCTCTTGATTGCAGGCAAACCACATCTTATGCAAAGAGACGAAGTTCAACTTCCTGCTGAATGGTGGCAGTGCATTGCCTTCCCCAGTCTCTGGATCAACCGTCGGTACTTCAGTCAGGCTGCTTAGATTAGTTACAGAGTATAATTTCTGAGCCCCTGTTCCTGAGTCCTTAAGCACACCATAGACTATATCCTCAGGATCTACGAATAGCTGACCATCTAAACCAGTGGCTATGAGCGTCCCATCCTCAGTGCCACTTCCTTCAGTCCCGACAGTTATAAAGGACGAGGGATTGATATACATAATAGGTCCTTCATGGACCACAGCGAAAGTATTCGGAACCTCACCTAGCTCGTAGACCAGCCATATCATAGTCGTGCCAGCTGGCACTGTTAAGTGCAGTACATTAGAGAAGGGAACTCCAGGGACAAGATTCCTAGTCGCAAAAGCCCCCGCCTTGACAGGAAAGCCTGAGGCGTCGTAGTATTTTACTGAGACAGAGAAATTAAGATCAGGATGCCACCATACAGGGGTGGCTGAGAAGGTGTAGGTGAGTTGTTGTGCGGTTAAAGGCTCAGCGTAGATGTAAGCTCCTATCTGAATAAACCTACCATAAGCTCTACCAGAGTCAGTCAGGGTCTGACCCCCTGCCACCAGTATTGTGCCCTCGAAGTAGGAACCAGGAGATAGATACCAGTACTCAGGATTAGAATGTTCGACAGGCGGAAACACGAAAGGTGCTCCCGGCGTCCCCGGCTCTCCTGTCGTCTCTGTAATTATCGCAGGTGCAATATACTGAATAGGCTCGTGCAGAGCTAGGCCATAAGCTGAGGGACGGAAGCCTATACACTCTGCCAAGTACTCAACGTGCTTACTATCTTCTTGGATCAGTGCCAGCCCGTTGCTTATCTGTGCATTAAAAGCATGAGGATATTCCTTCATAACACTGTTATCCTCTCATCAAGATATAGACGGACATCTGACAGATAAGTATCAGCATATTCCGTTGACTGTATAGTAACTGCCAGTTCTATGCCTGATCTCTGTACTGGAGCCCAACCGTTTACTATGTCTTCACTATCAGAGAAAGAAAAGTCCTTATAGTCTCCAGCAATAGTAAGCTCATGAGTTACTGCGCTACTAATATCCACCTCAGCGCCTCTCACTGTTTTCCTAAGTCCTGTCCCAAAGTTGCTGGAGCTAGTCCTCAACTTCACAATCCCCTGCAGAGGTCCCGCTGATCCTCCCGTCGCCACCTTCCCTCCCGCGACGTACGCGAGTGAGAATATCGGGTGATCCATATAGCTCAGCCCATGTGGTGAGAGGATATAGCATCCCGCCTCTCCCGACACATACAAGTCTCTTAGCTGGGCATCCAGTGATATCGTTATCCAATCTCCGTTCAGTATCCACGGATTAAAGAACTCCTTATAGCCTAGTCTTTGTACCTGTTCAGCTGTGATGGTCCACAGTTCCCCGCTAGTGTCGATAAAGAATTGCTGCTGCTCATCCCCTCCGACGGATTCCCGAGAGTACACCCCTACCTTGACCAGCTCTTGCAATCCGTACGTGGGCATAGGAGCTGCAGCTAAGACTAGAGCATAGATTGCTCTATCTGTGTATACAATAACTCGACCTCCCATCGGCTTGACTGCATGTATAGTACAGGCCTGAGGTAAAGGTAGGGCTCCTGCCTCGTTCCTAAGCAAGACATCTTCTCCTCCAGAAGTACTCAGCATAGCATCTATGTCTACATCAAAGACGCCAGCCACTACATGGGCGAAGATGTCTCCACCTCCAATGCTAGACCAGGCTAACCAATGCGAGCCCTTACCGGTATAGAGGTGCTGGTCATCATTAACGTCGAAGCCTCCATATACTACTCTACCTCTATGATGACAGAGAGTGCGTATACTGCGAGCCGCGGTTGACCATATGATGTCGTAATTATGACTTACTTCCACAGCCTGCTTGAATACCAGAGTATTGCCGTTAGTCATGACAAAATTACTACCCAGGTCAGCATAGTGCCATTGCCCTCCAGCGACTATACTATCCGCCAGCCGAGATTCCCAGTCTAGGATATAGGCTGGGGTTAAGGTCCAGTCGAAGGGATCTATGATCTGGAGAGAATCTTCCCTGGCTAAGAAGGACATCTCTTGCCCCAAGATAAGCTGAGGAAAAGGTGGGGAATCTCCAGGTTGTGGGTCAAGAATCGTAGGGAAGGAGATCGGTTCTAATCCCTGTAATCCAACCCTGTAGTTTTGACATTCCACTATCTGAGGTTCCGAAGTAGGTGTCCCCACCTCTTTCCTTAGCCCAGCTTTTATTACCTCTTTGAGAGATATGGCTTTCATTATGCAGTCCTCGTAAAATTAAAGGACATGGTACATATAGCTCCAGTAGGAAGAGCAGATCCTGTGTAGGTCATCCAGATCTGATCTCCTTGAGACATCGTATATGTATTAGGAACAGATACCGCGGGCGAGCTATTATTCATAGTCGGCAGAGTAATCGAGAGGTCAACTACTCCAGTATTAACTTGAAGACCAGGAGTCCAAGAGAAAGCGTCGTCTTCTGTTGTCAAGATATACAGGTTAGACAATACCCCTGCATAAGGAGCTGCGAATAGACAGAAAGGCGTCCCGTCGTAAGGAGGATCAGTAGCTGCACCTGAAGACACAGTGGCAGGAGGCGTCGTTGTAATCTCTCGAGCTCCAATCACTACCTTAGAAGTCTGAAATCGTCGAGCCATGCTATTAACCTCCCATTATTACTGAGATAGGCATACTCTGCTCTACCCCAATAGCGTCAACACCTCGCAAGGCTTCATTTATCTGTGCCAACCAATCATTGGCTCCAGTTGTATTTCTGTAGAGGACCTCAAGTTGATAACAAGCTGCCCATACTGCCAGCTCAGGATAATAGACTGACCAGAAGTTTTCATCTGTGTTCTGCGTCATCTGAGCTGAATACAGTCGGCCTATTGCTGAGTAAGTATACGTGGCGTCTGGGCTAGGATATATCTCGACATATACTCCAGGATTTCCTGCAGTTACCTTATAGTACTTACTGCTAGGAATAATGCAGTAGTAAGAAGGCGTCCCTGTGTCTGAGGAATCAGTCTTCCATTCTAGTAAAAGGCCATACGGTATAGCCTCGAGCTCCGTATAATCCCCATTACTGTCGCAAACAAAGAAGCTCTTGACTACAGAGCACTCTATAATCTTCCGAGTGTCAGACCCAGCCTCAGCTGTGACCGTAACCGGCTGCCAGGCTACTGGAGTGTCGACTCTATCCTCAAGGTACTTGATTCCAGAGTGGATAAACCTATCTCCACCTAGAGTAAGAACAGTGCCGTCAGAGTCAATAAGATCGTATCGACCTGAGGCCTCTCTAAAACGCAGCTTAAGATCCAGAAAGGTCGCCATCGTTATCTCCAGGTGTAAGATAATCTTACATGAGGGTGAGGTAGGGGGCAAGTCTACCCCACCCTCTGCCGACAGGCTAACGCTTACGCTACGTTAGCGGCTGCCTGACCTACATTGTACAGCAACATCCCGGTCTCAGGGAAGTGGAACTCGAGGCCGAGCTCCGTCAGCCACTCTTCCCTGGTTCCATCGATCTGACCTGTACCACCCTTGTTCGTGCGATCATCTGGCTTGAACATGGTGTCGTCGATATACCGAGTACGGAGATTCTGAAGCTCCATGATAACCAGAGATTTCCTCATCACCGCGTCGGTATTAAACAGAGGATGTGTCTTCAAAATCAGGTTGCCGAAAGGAGTGATCCAGCGCCTGACATTCATACCATACAGGCTAAGGCCGGGCTCGATATAGATACTCGAGTTACTCTTAGCAAGTGCGTTGATCCCCATCAGGGCTTCATTTCCGCAGAGGACAAACTTGTCAGTGCTGCCATACCGGAAGAGAAACTCAAGCTTCTCATTAAGCCAGTCGTAGCCAAGGCTGGCCCAGGTTCCGGTACTTGTGGTGTCAAACTTGAAGTCGACTACATTGTTTGGAGCATAGGTGCGCATGAAGGTCACATACCCCATAGTAGTGCGCTCTGGCTTCCCGTTCGCCCCAGTTCTTTCCGTCTTGATACCCCAAAGCAGAGCCCGCTCGAGATCGATGCTGTGATACTCAAGCGCCTCACGCTTAGCCTCAGCGTAGGGATCATAGGTGCGAAGAGCAGTCTTCCGAGCGGTACGAGTGATCTCAACTGCACTGCGGAAAATCTGAGTGTAGTTGCTATACTTCGTGGGCCGATAAGTTACAGCCCCTGGCATCTCTCCACCTTCCGGGTGGATACTTCCTGCCACTTGGATAGTTGGGGTGCAGTCGTTCACTGCACTGCCGTTCCAGGCACCAAAGAGCCAAGACCTGTAGGTTGAATACCTGGGATTATACCCGTATCCATTGTCGTCAGCCTCAAGCAGATAGACCGCAACATAGGAGCTGGCTCCGTTAGTTACCACTGCAGTCACCTTACCTACGACTGTGACAAAGGCAACTTCAGGGTTCCTAAGCAGAACCTGCTGTCCAGGAATAAAGTGCACTACATCTGCAGCAGCGACTTTAGCATAGAGCATAGTCCCTGCTGCTGCTCCAGCAGTGCTATTATTAGCCCCCGAGCCATACGCCGTGCTAAGACCCACATCGGTGTACAGAGCACAATCCACCAACTGTGTCTCCAGGCTCTTGGTCCACCAGTTAAACTCTGGATCATTAACACTCTCGTTCCTAAACTTACTCAGGATAGCCGTCAAAGGAGCATCTCCGTTCGGGTACATCCTGAGTACACCTTGCCGCCAGTTCAGCGGCCTTTCATCTGAGCTCCAATCTCCGGAGCCGATAAGTCCTGGGATTGCTACAGCCATTTACTTTCCTCCTTATTGATTCACTTACTGTGTTAGATCGCCTAACGTTGCAGCTGTCCACCATTTCAATCCGTCGCTAAATAGAAGTACTCCTTCTATTACAGGAGCAGCAGGCTCTCCTGCCCAAGTGTTATTGAGTGTAATATCTGTCCACTGCTCAGAGCCTCCAATACCGTGGGTAATTACCACAGACGAAGTCGCATCAGTAGCAGTAGCATAGAGAGAAGAGGCAATAACTGAGAACCACATACCCTTGGCCTCAGCTACATTCGGAAGAGTTATTGTATACTTTCCTACTACTTCTCTCCCTGTCGTAGTAGCCACAGTTACACGTACTACCTGTTGACGAAGTTCAAGAGTAGTTGCAGCCGTCGTTACAGCAGGATCAGCTGGGTCTAACTGAATCGCCTTGGTAGTAAGAGAGAGGAAAGTTACAGGTTCCTCATTCCTCGTTAATGTTACTTGTTTTGCTGGAAGAGGCATCGTATTCCTCCTTACGCCGGTGTTCCGAGGCTAGCGATTGTCCACCACTTACGTCCATCACTGAAGAGGGCTACACCATCATTAGCGCCATTTAGCACGATGTTGGTCCACTGCTCGGAATCTCCAGCATGGGCGATAGTGATATTACCACTAATCGCTGTCGCGTTGAAGGTAAAGGACATACCCTTCGCCTCGGTTACCGAAGGCAGTGTGATTGTATAGGCAGAGCCCGATGAGGAAGCTCTAACCACATTCTGATAGAGACCTAGGGTTGTCGCAGCAGTAATAAACGTTACTGCCGTTTCATTCCTGGCCAGTGTTACTTGCTTCTCTGGAAGAGGCATCTTTCTGTCTCCTTATCACTTTCACTAGATTTACTAAGCCCCGTCGACTATTAAGCACTACATCGACATCGAGCTCACAGTCAAACTTTTCTAAAGCTCTGTTAACCACCATAGTGCATCTAACAACATTGTCGTCTGGTTGCGGTGGCGCTGGTGGTTGAGGTGGTTGTGGAGCCCTGTCTGGAGATTCCTCTAGTTCTCTCTCAATCGCCTCGAAATCAATAACCTGCTGTTCTTCATTCATCTGCCCAATTCCTCCTATTATATTTTTCTTGCTACTCCTGAGTTCAGCAACTCGTTAATCTCATCCTCGAAGGTTTTAATTCTCTCCCCTTTCGGGGCTGCTTTCGCTTGTGTCGGGGTGGCGAACGCAGGTTTCTTAGGCACTGCTTTCTGCTTAACTGGAGCATTCAACCTAAGCTTCTCTCTCACCACCTTAGGCAACTCCTCGATCACCTTATGCTCAGGCCAATCTGGATGTTGGCTGGCCACCTGCGTAGCCATGTGAGCTACGAAGTCTTTATAGGGAGCTAAGTCCTCATTCTTCTTATAGAAGTCGGCTACTGCATTATTCATAGCAATCTGCTGTGCAGTAACATTCTGCACTAGAGGTGGAAGTTGCAGCATGGTATGCTGTACTGCTGCAGAATACACCTTAGCCATGAGCTTAGCCATACCATCCCTGCTCGTAAGAGCCTCGGCGAACTCGTCTTCAGTAACCTCCAGCGAGGCCGCGGTTACTGGGGGCGTAGCAGGAGCAGGGGTCGACTGAGGCGTGGGAGAACCTTCGGTACTCACCGCAGTCGAACCCCCTGCTTTAGTTCTAGCCAGCTCAGCACTAAGCTCATTGATTTGTCTCAGAAGCTCAGCCCTGTCATCTGGAGCAGAACTATCCTGCCCTTCTACTGCTTCCTGCTCTTTCTCAGGCTCGACCTCGGCTTCAACTTCTGTGTCGGAAGCCTCCTCATCAGTATCCTGTACCTGATCGTCAACCACAGGACCCTTATCAGGTGCAGAATCTTGCCCACTTGGTTGAATAACACCCATAAGGGCGTCGAGCATAGAAGAAAGTTCCTCATTACTCGGCTCCGGTGTCTGTGTCTCTGTCGCTTCTAGAGTCATTGATAAGCTCCCTACTGTAAACTATACTAGGCCAATCCTCGACCTGTTGCAGGATCTCTAACCGACCCTGTTCCTTCCTTACTTCCTCCATAGTCTGGGCCTTGCTGATATTGACAAAAGATTCGTTTATGAACTCCTTAATCATCTCTCGAATCTTATACCAGACTATTCCGTCCTCGAACTCGTCAATAAGCCCCTTGCTGAGCATACATGGCCTCCATTGGAATCATATTACCAGCATCAGCTTGCTGCATAACTTGCTCGTCTGGCATAACCTGAGGAGCCATCATAGGAGCTTTGTTTATAAAATCCTGAAGATTCTTAGCTCCCATAAGCCTGGCCATGTGGAGGAAAATCCTTACGAGATCGAATTGCATTGAAACAGCAGGATTCTGAGAAACGATCTGGAATATCTGAATCCAACTGTCGATATACTCGCCGCCACCTACTGTATTATCGTAGGCTACGACGTCATAGTTAACCGCCAGGTCCAAAGGCGAGACTCTGATTCTAGGATCTGTGATCTGATACTCTGTCCTTAGAGTCTCTTCCCACTTGCCCATGACCTTGACATAGGCATCGGCACTCATAAGTTGCTGAGCATGACTAGCAAACATCTCACCGAGATCCTGCATAGCCTGCATACTGATAAGTCTGGCCATCTTCTCCAGGCGGCTAAGCGCAGATCCTCGAGTTTCTCTACTCTCCGTCGCGGACCTTCTTTCCCCACCTGTTCTCATAATCCCTTGCAGGGAATCGGTAATAGCGCTGACTCTCTGTATAATGTCATTAACGTAAACAGCATCGTTTATATTATTCTGAGTCACATCGCTGATCTTAAGCTGAGTAATAGCGTTCTGTATTCCCTCCCCCCAGCGGCTTCTACGAGTCCGAATTATCTTACCAGGCTCAGGATTCATAAGATCCTCGACATTGATCAGCATCGGGTCGACGATAATCATGTCGTTAATAGCTTTCCTGACATTGGTTATATGACTATTGAAAAGCCAGTCCATAACCTCTTGCAAACCATAGCACACTTCAAGGGAAGCCACTGGGGTCGCTGAATAGCCGTCGAAGTTAGGGCACGCGGCCACGACTGGATATAGATTGTGGTTCAAGCCCAGTGGCATCGCCTTGATCACTATTTCATCACCTGCTACAGCGAATAACCATTTCTCTGGATAATCGCTATCTCCGAGCTCCCAATCCGAGGGGATCAGAGTTATATACATGTAGACTACGTCCACTGGTTTAGTAATACTGGAGGCCGCGCTGGTTTCTCCAGTTCCACTTCTCTCAGAGCCAAGGTATGTAGCAGTCTCAGAGTATAAAGCTGATCTGCCATCTGTGTGCTTCAGATACTTGCAGTTGAAGAGATCCTCGCTGATCTGCTCTTCCTTGAGCAGGTTATTCCTATTAGTCCTGCTAATCCACCCTACGTACTCACCCTTCTGTATATCGTGGGCTGGAAAATTAGGGTCTGGCAGATATAGGAAAGGGTTGACATTAGCCAAGGCATTTCCCTCGTATATCACATCCTCGACTGTCAGAGTCTTCCTGGTTTCTATGACTCCTCCCATAGACCCTGTTACGTTCTGCTCTCCTACACCTGTCCTAGTACCAGTCCTCTTTGTCCAGTAAGGTGTGGCAATACCTGTACCATAGGCAAGTCCGTCACGAAACATGGTATGCAGGTTGAGCCCTACCTTACTTTTCCTGATATGATAGTCGATAAGAATCTCCAGCATTATCGACCCATAGAGGTCTTCCGGGCCTACTCCCTCATACTTGAAAATAGGAGGGGTGAGAAAAGTACCAGTAAGGTACGTGAGTAGTGTCTCCAAAGTAGCGTAGGACGAGGGGACTACAATGGATACAGGTTTATTCGGGTCTTTCTGCTTAACTACAGTCTCACTATCCTTGAGCGGAATATACGCGGTTAGAGTTCTATCAATCTTCTTCCACGCGTCGAATCTTCTGCTCATGATACTTCTACTTTCCCTCGCCCTGGCTAAGACTTCAGTACGAATCCTGTCGTGAAGTTTAGACCCAGGTTTGACATTCAAGCCAAGAGGGTATTCGTAGGAGTATCGTACAGTGGGATCGAGCACTGTATCTTTGCTATAGCCACCTGTAATCTGTATTGGCATTGTAGTCCCTCGTGTAAGATTTTCTTACATGACGTTATTTTACTATCCTGAGCTTAAATCCAACTCTATTAGCGTCTCCCATGTTCTGGAAACGTGCTCTATATATCCCATTGAGAGGTAGGTTTGTTAACACTGCATCTCCAACCTTAGGACAGCGTAGCTCGGAGTTCAGGTAGTCTAAGTTATCCCCGCCAGTTCCGAATACATTACCGTCGTCCATCTCCACTGACAGGAGGGTGAAGTCGTAGTTATCACTCGGTGCTAAGTCTCCATCAGCTGGATCAAACTCGATATAGGCCAGTAATCCAATCAGGTTACCCAAAGGTAGCAAGGCCTCGCCCGAGGCGTTACTTACCGCAGTGGCCGATACATCATAGATTGTGCTACCCAAAGCTGCCGAGGTCTCCGGCACTCCCAGGGTATACGAGCCTATTACTCCAGTAGGAGTAGGAGTGGCTGTTCTAGTCGGGGATAAGGTTCTTGTCGGAGTAGCCGTCTTAGTCGGTGTCCGAGTGAAAGTGCCAGTATATGTTCTCGTCGGCGTACGGGTGACAGTAGGTGTAGTGGTTATCGTGTTAGTAAAAGTAGCAGTCTTAGTCGGCGTATTGGTAATTGTCGGAGTAAAGGTCTTAGTAAGAGTCGGTGTATTAGTAATAGTCGGCGTAGGTGTATACGCTTGAGCTAAGACGTAGACTTCCGTCTCATTCAAGGATCTGTTCCACACCTGAAGTTCATCCAGGGCTATTCCTTCTTTACCAACGAATAGGTTAGATACTGAGCTGTCCATCAAAGCTATCGTGGTAGTAACCGTAGATATCAGAGCTCCATCGAGGTAGAACTTCACACTTTTCGGGCTCCCATCTAGGCTAGTAACCACAGCCAAGTGCTTCCAGTTCGTGGTCTCTGCACTATCACCTGTAGTAGTAAAGTTAAGAGCAGTTTCTGAGGCATCATAGACTGTGCCAGACCATTCCCCGTCTGTATTAGCGTCGACGTTAACATCCCAGGCACTAGCCTTGAGTATGATCTCGTTAATAGTAGTGGCAATATCTGCTCTCTTAAACCAAGCGGCCCAGGTATGATTAGCGATGCCGTCTAAGTTAGGTGAAGCTGCAGAGATTGTCAGAAAGGAAGCTGTAGAGAAAGAACCACCATAGCCTCTAGGACTGTTGATATAGCTCACCGTTCCGTCTTTAGTAACTGTTCTTCCCACTCCAGATTGGTCTGTATATCGATTCTCGAAGTCGATATACAGCTGTAAAGTAGTCGGTGTAGCTGTCGCAGTATTAGTAAACGTCGGTGTAGGCGTAGGAGTATCTGTCTGTGCCCCAGCTACGATACTCCAGCCTAGAATTAGAGTCGCAAGCCAAACTCGTTTCATTGTATCCTCCCTATCTCTTGAACACTCGTTGAATTATTATCGAGTCAGCTCCTAACACCTTTATCACTATCGGAGTTTCCGTCACTGTAGGAGTAGGTGTCGGTACCGTAGGAGTAGGGGTTGGAACTGTATTTGTCGGAGTAGGAGTGAAAGTTGACGTAGGCGTAGGAGTAGCTGAGCTTCCTAGATTATAGAGCTCAGTAACATCATCTGCACTCAAAGCCCTATCATACATACGGATATCGTCGAAGTCTGCTGTAGTCGCCCCAACCGTACAGTTGTCTCCAGAAGCAATTAGGTCTGTCCATGAAGCCGGATCTGTGATGGTCTGTGCAAGACTCCCGTTGATATAGTATTTAATCGTGGTCCCTGCCCCACTAAGGTACACGGTCATGCAAATATGGTTCCAGTCAGTGCTGGCCCCGACATTGTTAGCTGATACAGGATCTTGGCGGTGACCTTCACTGTCAAAGATGTACGAAGTCCACGAGGAGCCATTAGCCGTGTCTTTCCTGCGAATCTTATAGCCCGATGGCTTCAAGACCAGATTGTCCAGGTTGCTGGTCGTATCATCTGGCTTGATCCAGGCAGACAAGGTAAAGTCAGCAACTCCTTCCAGACCACCTGGAGAGTCATAGATGGTCAGGTAAGCCCCAGTGTCGAATGACCCAGCCTTAGTTCCTACCTTACCAGTCACATAGTTTAGTGTCCCATCCTTATTAACAGTCCGGCCCACACTAGACTGATCCGCGTAACGGTCCTCAAAATCAATATGGACCTGTAGATTGGACGTAATATCAGCATTAGCAGTGAAAGCCAGTAGGAAGAATAAGAGAGCTAAACGTTTCACAATTTCCTCCTGTCGCTACTTACAAAGAGCATAGCTGCGGCAGCGAATCCGAGCCAGAATCCTATAACCAGACATCCGTAATAGTACACTATTCGTGATCCTGTTTCGGTACTACTTTCTGCACGACTAGATTATCGTGGTTAATAAGAGCATCTTGTGTTCTTAGAATGTCAATTCTGTTGAACACCCCCAGAGCGATCTGGATTCCTAGAGCAGTAAGCAGAGTTATGAGCCCTGTTTTTAGCAGTGAACGAGTCTTCATCTCTGCCTCTACCCACTTCTCCATTACCGTTACTCTAGTGCTGAGAGAGTCACCATTATTCTCGAAGAGCTTTGCATTCACTTCATTCACCTTCTCTTCTATGGTACTCATCTTCTCCTTGATGTGCTGAAATTCCTGAGCACACGCTTCAGGGTTCACGCAGGTGTATTTCGGGATCTGGGGCATTAAACGGCTCCTCGGTCAAAATATTGCTCGGGGCAGGCTCAGCTGCTTCAACAATAGGGATGAGTTTGTGCCGGGCAGATACTATTTCAGGAGCCAGTTCAGCACTGTCAGCGGAAAGCAGAGCGGAGATATACCTCTGCTTTACCTGAGCTGCTTCTAGCATCTTAGCCGCGGCGTGAGCTCCAAGCTCAAGTTCCAACACAGACTGCAGTTTTTCAGGTCCTGTAATACTTACGAGAGCTAGTACCTTATCTGTACCGAGCTTCTCTAATGCGTCGCACCACACTTCTCTATCGAGCATGATATCTCCTAATTTTCGAGACTATAGCATATTTTCCTAGCCTTGGCAAGCATAAAATAAATGCCATCTTCCCAGAAAGTGGGCCGAGATTGCTCGGCCCCAGTCTGGAAGAGGACCCATGCTGTGGGTGTGAGGTGGGCATTATTTCCAGGCGTAAGATTATCTTACACCAGGCCAATCTAGGATGTCTACACCAGTTACCGTGTAGCGGCTTAGTCGAGTTCGCGTTGGAGTCGCTGTTTCCTTCGGTGCAGGTGTAGGAGTTACCGTCGGTTCAGGTATATAATTGAGGATGATTGTATCATACAGGCTCGGTTCTATCTGAGGATTAAAGCTATTCGACCTGTATATAAGCCTATTCTCTCCCTCACTCAAAGCACAGGCTTCGAAGAGGTTGGCATATACTCGGCCATTGCTCTCGACTGAAGGGAGGGTGAAGGTTCGTTCTTTATTATCGGACCTTCTCAGACTAAACTCGAAGTAGTCGGGAACCAACGAGGGACCAAAGCCACAGGGAGCCATCTGCAGTACTACGTAAGGACCTGGCACTTGTATAGGTGCAGGATCGTTACAGCTGTCTTCGCCTCGGCAGCTCTTACAGTAGCAGCCTTGGAGAAGCAGGATTAGGACTATCGTCAGCACTACTCTTCTCATCTCTTCCTCCTTAAGTGTATGTAATCTTCTCAAACCGCCATATGGTGTACAGGATAGCAATATCGTCATTAGGAGATCCTGGTACCCCTCTATAAAGAGTTACTTCAAGCCACAATCTTCGCATAACAGCACCACCAATTTCAGTAGTTCCAAAGGTTATTGTATTCAACCCCGGAGTACTTCCAGAGTTAAACGTCTTTGTAGAGATACTTCCAGACGTGCTAAACGCTCCAATAGCTTGATCTTCAAACGTTCCAGAGCTGGCAAAAGCGTTAGAAGCTTGGACCGTTGTATTAGAGACACCAAACAGAGCAATACTGACTCTGTTTGAGGAGTCTCCCCATTTAACTGCCACGGATATCTCTTTGAGAACAGTACCTATACCGGTGTAGGGACACGAAAGCATAAAGGAGATAGACTGACCCTCATCTCCTGCATGAACCATTGCCCCACTATTACGATCACGAATCCAACCAGAAGATTGAACACTCTCTGCATCCGCTCCTGGACACCACCATCCACTCGATTCATAATCAGAACCACTTTGCACAATCTCGATATAAGGAGAATCAGGCTCATAAAACTCCGCTGTAACGCTGTCCCAAACAGGAGCTCCACCCTCAACTCGCTTGAGAAACTGACCATTACTTCCACCCGTGGTCAGTGCCAAGGCTGTAGTTGTTGAATAAGCTACCTGACCATTGCTTGGAGATAACGATGCATTAGTTCCTCCATTCCCTAGCGGAAGATTCCCAGTGACTGCATTCGCAGAGTCAAGCTTTACTGCTCCCCACTCTACGTTGGAAGCATCACTCTTCATCCGGAGTACTTGGTACGCAGTGCCCTTGGCCAGCTTCGAGAGTACGTTCGTGCTACTAGCATACAGAATGTTTCCGGTCGTATAAGTGCTAAAACCAGTACCCCCATAGCTCTGCGGAAGTGTTCCAGTTACTCCCATAGAATCTAACTGAACTGGTCCAACCTCGAATGCACTTCCAGTTGGATTCACCCGAACTACCCAGTAAGATTGGAAAGATCCATAAGAAAGGGTACTGATTCCACTAGTTCCATTTCCCACAAGCAGATGTCCCGATGCTAAGGTGGTCTGCCCAGTCCCTCCTCGACTCACCGGAAGCGTTCCAGTGACTTGAGACCCCAGGTTTACCTTACTAGCAGTAATAACCTGTGTACCTGTGTTTATCGAGATATAGGTTTCTCCAACTATTGATCCGACAGCAGGATGTATGGTTCCTGTCGAGGTATCAATAATATAGGTGTTAACTCCAGTCTTTTTCACGAAACCAAGATCAGAACCTGAAAATCCCATACAGGTATCGAAGGTCCGCCAAGCAGGAGCCGTGGCTCCAGAGTAGAGGAATTGACCTGAGGATATCGCCAACTTGCTTAGAGTAGTCGTTCCTGAGGCATAGAGCATATCTCCCACCGAATAGGAGGTCTGCCCAGTACCACCCTGGCCTACTGTTAAGCTGGCCACCCAACTTGGAGGAGAGGATAGGCCTCCACTGGTGCAGATATAATTACTAGCCCCTGGCACTAATCGAGCCAACTTGGTATTTACACTGTCATAGTATATGATACTGCCATGAGTATCATAGGCATTATTACCAGTGCCACCTCGATTTATCGCTAAGGTTCCTGAGGAGAGCACCGAGGTATTAAGTCCTGCAATACTAGTATTTACTACTGCCGTTATCCTACCATAGGTGTCTACAGTTATCACAGGAACTACCGAGGAGCTACCATAGACTCCAGGAGTTACTACACCAGACGGGAGGTCTGTGGCAGTTAAGTTAGCCGCTGTGTATGTATTAGCAGCTGTTCTCTTCACAAAGCCAGTGCTAGATAAGCCTAAGAGCTCATCGTTAGAACTCCAGCCTGGGGTACCTCCAGCTGCTCCAGTTCCTGTCATGGTTAGAGCTTTAAGTAAGGCAGCTGTGTTTCTAGTATCAGCTAAAGTAGTAGCGTTAGAGGCATAGACTATACCGTATTGATTCCAGCTTGTTTTCGCAGTTCCTCCAGAAGCTACTGGTAAGGTACTAGTCACATCTGAGGTTAAGTTAACAGCACCAAAAGTAAGAACCTGAGTTCCTGCTGTAAACGATACGTAGGACTGACTCTCTGTTACAGATAGAGCAGGATGTATCGTACCAGTGCTGGTATCCACTGTATACGTGTTGGCTGCGGTGTGCTTGACAAAGCCACTGGTTGCTGTATCCAAGCCAAGAAGTACTACATCTCGAGTCGACCAGGTTGGGGTAGCTGCGAGAGTATGGAGAATAGTGTCTGCGGCTCCAGCTTCAAAGCCTATGGATACTGCTCCAGCTACGGTACTTACTGTCAGAGGGCTAGTTCCAGTCTCTGATACTGATATCACAGGGAAGGCTATATCGGTGTCAGATAACGCAGTAACGTGGCCGTAGGTGTTAACAGTTATCGTAGCTGATTTCGTGCTACTTCCCTTACTGGTATTCGGGCCTTTAGCCCAGTGAGAAACTGATACCGCGCCTGTACTAGTCGTAGTAGTGGCAGTAATAGCTGCATTTCCAGAGCTAACTGAGGTTACGATAGAGTTCCAAGTAGGAATACCACTGTTTATCTGAGTCAGACCTTTTATAGCAGTAGGCGAGGTATTAACTGGCACTCCATCAAAGACCGTGCTACTACTGGCATAGACTACTTCATTATTCGACCATGTAGCGTTATTAGTGCCCCCATTAGCCACAGGTAGTATACCAGTTACATCGGCTGCTGAGGTGAGGGTTACTTTAGAGAAAGTTAAGGTATTAGTGCTCTCAGTAACATAGGTTAGAGATCCCTTCACTATGTCTAGGAAGTCGAGCACATTATAGTACCCAATAGTGCCGTTAGCACTTCCGACAAACTTATAGGCTCCGGCTCCAGCACTTACTAGACCTATTGAGACTGATTCTAGGAGGGCTGTATTAGGCGTACCAGATAGGCTAAGAATGTCGTCGCAGCCTGCGGCTATAGTCAGAGCTGATGGTGTTATATCCGTGACTATGCCTAGACTATCCAGGGTCTCCCAGGTTACTGTCGGGGATGGTGTACCAGGAGTGCTCGTAAGCAGGGCTATTGCTTCTCCAGCAGCTCCTACTATGGATATCTCTGTGTCGGCCAGTACTGCTCCAGTACCTCCGTCAGTTACGGTAAGGACTCCAGAGGGGAGCGTGGTTATGTCGCCAATACCACTGCCTATGTCTAGACGGATATTGTTCCAGTATAGGCCTCCTGATACATTGTACAGGGTGTTTGTCTTAGTATCAGGTGCAGTATCTTGGTCGATTATTAACCAAGTGCTCTTAGTCGTAGCATCGATACCACTGATCTGCATCCCACCTTTTACCTGGACCAGAGAAGTAGAAGGCTGCTTTAGGATACTAGTGGTTAGCGTAGATGTGTCATTCCATAGGGCGAAGTCGTTCTGGACGCCTGTACCTGTTATTTCCCCGGAGGCAGTGCTCAAAGGATTCCCGTTCCAGTACAGGGTTCCAGCCACATTGTATAGTCTGTCGGTAGTTATAGCAGGCCCAGTCTGCTGGTCAAACTCGATATAGCAGTTTCCACTAGCTCCACCTGTTATATTAACAGATCCCTGTACGGCTATACCCACTGGGGAGGAAGTATGCGTGATATAGGAATCCGCGAGGGTTGAGTTCGCTACTGAGCAGTAAGGCACCTTGTTTACAGAGATAGTGCCGCCAAGAGTACCTCCGCTAGTACTCAAGGCCGAGCCGTTCCACTTAAGAGTCCCACCTACGTTGTAGAGCTTGTCAGTATAGGGACTTGGCTCGGATATCTGGGCTATTTCTATATGGCTGTCAGTCTTAAGAGCTCCGACTATCTCAACACTCTTTACCCCAGCCGAGAGATTTCCCTTGATAGCACCACCGATGTTGAGTTCGTAACTGGCCGAGGCTGAGGAGGTGTCTATATCATAACCGATGACGATGTTGTGATAGCCTGTAGTAGTAGCCTCCCCAGCCTTATAACCAAGAAAGATGTTACCATAACCAGTCGTAGTCTGGTTACCAGAGTAATATCCAACTGCTGTGTTAGCATAACCTTCTGTTCCAGTAGTACATGTAATAGGATAAAGCGAGCCTCTGCCAATAGCAACATTATAATAGACGTTACAGTTTGTAGCGTCCCCTCTTAGAGCTTGATATCCTATCCCGACATTATGCTGCCCAACCTGGTTACAGAAAACCGACTGATATCCTATCCCAATATTTCCAAATCCAGATGTATTCTGTTGTAGCGAGGAGTACCCAAAACCAGCATTATGACTCCCAGTGGTAATCCGATACAATGAGTACATGCCGAAAGCGTTATTATAAGATCCAGTTACACTGCCAGCAGAGCCCTCTATATTACTACAAGCACTATAACCAAAAACACAGTTTGCTATACCACTGCTGATGTTATAACCAGCGCCGCGACCAACAGCAGTATTCGCATATCCAGTGGTATTGTAAACCAGGGCAGTAGACCCTATTCCAGTATTATAATATGCCTGTGTTGTGGAGTAACCACTCATATATCCAATATAAGTATTTTGCGCTCCATATAAATTAGCCTGCCCAGCCTGAACACCCACAAAAGTGTTAGCACTCCCTCTTACATTGGCTAACCCAGCATACTTTCCAAGGAATACATTGTTGGAAGCACTTGAGAGTTGCCTTGTTCCTGCTACGTTCCCTATACTAAGTTGCCCCGCTGTGTCGTAAGCAGAAATATAAACTGCATTAGATCCAGTTGAATCCCGAAGCCTGACGATAGAGCTATTACTCGTAACAGATTGCACTGATATATCATCTAGCATTCCGTCCCAAGTAGCGTCTGGAGTAAATACTATAGACTGAGAGCCAGTTGCAGAAGAATAATAGAAAGCAGCCGTGTAAGTTGTGTTTCCATTGTAGTTGTCAAAAGTAGTACCTCTGAGAAGTTTTTGGCCTGCTATGGAAATTGCTACGCCACCTGCCGTTCTTCCAGAAGTTGTGAAGGTCACGGAGTAGTAGGTATACTGGGTAAGAGTAATAGACTGAGAAAGTGTTCCTGTGTGGCCGGTACCAGCCGTGTGCTTCGCTTTTCCACTAGCATCCCATGACCAGTGACCATCAGCATCGGTCCAACCACTGATATCTGAAACGAAGGTCCCGTTTGTGACCAGTTCAGTCCCACTCAGGGTCGCGTAGGAGTTCTTCCCTTGCATGTAGGTGATGTCGTTTGCACGGTCTACATAGAAGGTATTCCCTGTGTTTGCTGAGGTCACATAGACCGCAGCGTCTGTGCTGGTCAGAACCGAAGTGGCTTCCCAACTCGAGACGTATCGAAGCGTCTGTCCACTAGATCCTGCGGCTAGTCCAGCTAAAGGCAGGGCTCCCCAGGCTACTGCTGCAGGATTACCTGAGCTATATAGAACGTGGGTTAGCCCATTAGTGGAAGGAATCAGGGATATTGTGACGTTACTGCTACCCCAGAGGGTTCCCGCTACGTTAGACACGTCGATAAAAGTTGAACCAGCAATAACTCCCGTATGCGTGGGCTCTACTACTATGCTGGAGATCGGCGTCCAGGATATCGCTACTGGATCTCCCGAGGACACTAGCATAGTATTCACGTCGCCAGGAAGCAGAGATACTGTTACATCATTCGCACTTGATCCCCATAGAGGAGGATAATCACCAGCAGCTCCTTCTACGTGCACTATTCCCTCGCCTAGGAGCTCAGCCTCGTGCCAGGTACCAGGGTCGATGAATTCTAGTGCTGTTTCTCCCGAGTTCACAACAGGTATCTGCCCCGCAGCATCGGTATACGTAGCAGGAGTATCCGTCAGCTCAAGGAAAGTCTCCGCACCAGTCTCAGCAGGAGCTGCCCACCCTACTGTCGGCCCAGCTAAGGTGGTTATAACATCCCCGATTGAGCCGGAGGGGTCCAGCTTTATCGTTATTGAATGAGTCCCGTCGCCCATGACAGCATCGGTGACACTACTAACGTCGCCACTGTTGACCTCTAGTATGAGAGGACCAGCCGCTACAAGGTCGACGGCGCTAACTGCGGCCTTCGGCTCGGTGTATATTAGGTGAGGTTCGACTTCAGTATCGACTATCTGGACAAGATAGCCGTCATAATTGCTCGGATCGAGGATTGTATAGTCTAGGGCATCATTTAGCTCATAGAAATAGCTCGCTCCGCCTCCAGCACCGGCTGGAATAAGGGAAGCGTGGATCATTCCTGTCGATTTATCCGTAGCAACAGGGCGACATAGCAGCTGGGTGTAGTCAGACAGGGTTACGTAGGAGTGATAGTTGGGAGTGCCAGCGTTAAGCTTCCAGACATGCTCTGTTTTAGTCCAATAGTCAGTCAGACTAGCAAGAACTGCACTGGCTCGGCTATCAATATAAGCCTTGTGGACAAAGTGTCCAGGCTGTGTCGGCCACCAGCTAGGATTACTATTCGTTTCTGAGGCTACTTGCAAAGGAGCAGGCGCCCAGAGTCCCTGGTTAGCAAGATGTCCTTGATCTCCAGTGACGTCTAGACTATCGTCAAAGGAGAAAGGTCCCTCAGTTCCTATCCAAAAGTAGTGTATCATCCTATTCCTCTTGTAAGATTATCTTACGCCTGGATTAAATACACCGCCAGGAGCCCAAATCCTGCATTACTAGATCCTCATCTTCTGCATTTTCGACATAGTCTCTACCATTATCGAGAAAATCAGGGTAGTGTCCGCCTTCTTGCATGAGCAGGATGCCGTAGGCAGCACAGTCCATGAGGTCCCACTTCTCCGACGCCGGGAAGGAGAGTAGTTGAGCCTCCAAAGCGCCGCAAACTGCAGGATTATGATGGATAATTCCCTGCCGATAGAAGGGAGCCAGCCAAGCAATCCTGTCTTCTTTCTTCCCCTTGGCCCTCAGCTCCCTAAGAACCACTGATCTACCTGTTCTGAGCATGAAATCTCGAATAGGGTAGGTAATGTAGTCATCCAAACCTGTCACTTCATAGGCCACAGTATGGGCTTTCCAATAGTCAGCCATATTAAACATGCGCTCGTAGAGCTGATCTGGGCGAAGTTTCTCGCTCACAGCGTCCCGAATGAGGATTCTTCTATTCTCTACATCTATTCCCCAGGCTAAGAGAGCGCTGTCTGCGCTATGAAGCTTGACAGATTTGGCTGGATCGACGATTATGAAGGTTTCGAGCTGCTTCTTATCAATCTTTGTCTCATCATAAGGGTGAAACATGTGCTGAGTGAAGCAGGCGTCTTCCGTGGCCACCGCCATATTCCGGAACTCTCGGTAGAAAACGTCGAGCAGACCCTGTTTCTTGTACTGATTTACAAGAGTCAGAACCTCCGCGTCGCTCATATAGTCAGGCCAGAAGCTCTTATACTGGTCATCGCATAGGCTGAGGCGAATACTAGCCCAGTTTTCATCCTTGAGCAGCTCTTCCAGAAGCCCAGCTTCATGTAAGACAGTGCCAATTACGATGATTTTCCAGTCTTTACTACCCCTGTCTATAGCATTACAGAGGTCAGAGAAGAACCACTGCTTAACCTTCGCCCTCTGTTCCTCGCTCCGAACCTCCTCGGAGTCTTCAAGGTCGTCGACTATGATAAGATCGGGACGATAGTTACCATAGAGAAGGCCACGAACCTGCTGACCTCGACCTCTAGGCATAACTGCAGAACCCCAAGGAGTGGTCCAGAACTCCTTCCCGAAGGGGTGGTCTCGGCTTTCCGGCTCTATCTGGCCGAAGAGCTTCCTTATCATAGCGTTTGTCTTAAGTTCCAGCTTCAGGTTCTCCGACTGCATCTCGGCAGAGGAGCTACTACAGCTGACAGGGACTATGAACTTTTTCTCGCGAAAGAGCAGAGCCTTAGCAGGAAGGGCTAGATTGACTATACTAGTCTTCCCGAAGCCACGAGGAGCGGCTATTACTAACCGCTGTATAGAAGGATCGTCGATGTATCGAAAGAGCTCTCGATGCAAAGAGCTGAAGGGACGCGTGAATCGTTCAGGGAAGAGAGCCGTAGCCGTAGCCTTGAGGCTTCTACTACAGGCTGCTAGTACACCCTGCAGCATTGGGTCCTGTGCTAGAAGCTCCATCAGGTTCTCACATAGGTGAAGCGACGGAAGATCTGCATACCTGCACAGTCGAAGTAAGCGTTTGTCGGTTCTGGCTCTGTGGGTTCATAGACAGTGACCGGATAGCTCAGGCTTTTAAGCAAGACGGAAGTTCCTGTATCGTAGAGCTGCTGGACGCGAATAGCAGCGCCCCTTCGCAGGGATATCGGGTCCCAGAGTACTTCCCTCACTATCGCGTAGTGGGAAGTGTCTGGCGGACCTCCGACTATCTCGATGATATCTCCGTCCCAGTTTACGTCGTCGTTGTTATAGGAGGTGTCTTCTTTGAAGTCGGAGAAGGGGTAACCTGATAAGGTTACCTGAGGTTGTGGCTTCCCAGAAGGTGTTGTTACCGTCCTCTGCGCCATCTTTCTAGCAGCGATGAAAGAACAGTTGTCTTGAGTTGTTCTTCCCGAGGCAGCCTCTTCTGCCCATCCGACTGTGCTTGAGCCGTAGTAGGGAGTTTTAGAGGCAAACCGAGGAGATATCTTAATCTCAGATATAGTACAGGTTAAGGTAGAGGTGGGGACTATACTGAATTGCCCTGTCCCACTAGTAAGACCAGAAAACCAATGCCAGCCTGCAGTATCTGCTGTCTTCGCGTTAGCTGGAGTCGCGGCATCTTGAAACTCATTGCCTCCCTGCATTACTTTGAACCCACCTGCAGAGATAGAATCGACTTTGATATAAACGTCGTATCTTGTTGCCGTGGTTACCTTAGCCCCGATTGTCTCCACAACATGGGCGGTCTCAGCTCCGCTGGCTGAGATCGTATGGTAAGTAGTCGAGGCTGTCCAATTAGTGCCCAGGTTATAGTTAGTGGATATCGGATTGACAGCGAAGTAAGGATCGACGTTACTTAATCCCGTGGCCGCTTGCGTGTAAGTTGCACCTCGAGGGCCAGTGTGGTATAGCGGGATAGTAGTACCCTTTTCGGCTATCGGAGTAGTATCGCTCCAATAGAGGTTCCTCGCAACAGCGAGGGCCGAGTTTCCAGGACTCATGAAGAAAGACTCGGTCTCTCTTGTTTTTATCTTCACTGGATTAGGATAACTATGCGTCCAGCTAAGACCCCTGCTGTAGGGAAGAGTGGGATCACTAGGGAGCCAATAGCGGTGGTCGGCAGTATTAAAGTTACCGTCGATATTGCTCTTCAGATACTGATTGAAGTAATTGCTGGTTGTTAAATCCGTGCCAGGGCCCATACCTCGAAGGGCGTTCGCTATATTCTGCTGTATCGTAGCATCGTCGAGGCCTTCAGTACTAAGGTATTGCTCCACCCGCTGAGCATCATTGTTCCACGTTCTCATGAGGGTGATTATCGACTGGATATCATTAAGAACCTGTATCCGGTCGGCGTAGCTGGTTAAGGCAACGTAGCCTGACATTAAATTAACCTCCTACTTTAATCTTCGGAGGCTGCTTATACAGCAGATCCTTCGTCACAGCTACTACTGAGTCGATGGCCTTTCCTGCGAATAACTTAAGCACCTTCTTGCTCACCCAGTTGATCTTCATGTCGTCGATTAGAGCCTCGAGCTTAGCGACGGCCTGAGCTCTTTTCTCCGCACCAGCCATACCAGGGTTGGCACTCTCGATCAAGCCTACGACGATAGAGGCCGGCTCTCTGAGCTTAAGCATATTAGTTACGACGTACCAAAGCAGGGCAGAAAGCGCCCAGATGGTGGCGCCTCCCCAGGAGGCTATCTCTCGGGCGAGTTCCTCAGGTACTCCCCAGCTTGTGAGTAGAGGAATGATCTGTGTTACGAACATAGCCACGATAGCGGCGATCACTGCATTCGGCTTCTCTAGCATTATCTCTTCACCTTCCCTTTCTTCCTGCCTGTTCTACACATTGGTTTTGCTCCTACCCAATTTCGACCAGATCCATCTCTTGATTTTCAAGAGAGGAACCTTGATCGTGACTTTGGCTGTATTCTCTTTCCAACGCTCCTCCCAAGTTTCCCACCAGCGCATCGCTTTCCTCCTGGGCTTCTACTTGGACGATGATACCGGCAGCGTCCAGTCTTTTCTTCAGCTCAGAGATATCCCTGTCGGTAACGTGCTGGCTGAAGGTATGGGCCTCTACTTTCTTCACCGCACCTAGCCCGGCTCGGTCGAGCAGATCCTTGGCTACGTTGGCTCGGACAGAATACGGGCTCTCAGGGTTAGTCATGATCTCGACAAGAACAGCCTCGGCTTTCGGGGCTAGCATGGCTATTCTAGCTGAGGTTCTTTGTACCGCCTCGTCGGCTTGCCTTCTGAGGTAGGATAGCTGAGCTTGACCCAAGGGGCTACTCTTTACACTAGCAACAGTGAGGGAGGAGACACCCATATCTTCCGCTATCTGTGCATTAGTTTTCCCCAGAGCTACTTGTCGGAGAATTTCCCTATGCCTGTCCCAAAGCACATCGACTCCGACCTTGTCCCTCGTCGGCGTCGGCGGGCTTTGCTCAGGGCTAATTCCTAGACCATAGTCGAGCATAATCTACACATATCCTCCCAGCTTTTTCTGACTATAGCATACTTTCCTTTCCTTGTCAAGGCATATTTCCTTCCCTTTCTTCAGGTGTAAGATTATCTTACACGAGGTGGGGCTGGTATAGTGCAAGGTGTAGGTAGATACCATAATAGCAATCCCATATAAGGCTGGCTCCGGCCAGCCTATGCCATAGTACCAAGGGCGGGCTAGCCAGCCGCTAAACCGTTTTAGAAAGCCCCTATCGCGGGCAGGCTAGAGCCTTCCTCTCTCCCGATAGGTCTGGTAACTAGGATGTACATTTTTGTACCTTTAATAAAATCGTCACGTAATCTAACCTCGTGGGTATCACGTACTGCAGCGACTCTACCCCCCTAGCTGGGGGTGCTAATAGACTACCAGCCCCATAGATTAGGCAGAGTACTTGTGCATAGACGACTTAGTCTGTAGAGTATATCGGGCTTGCAGAGTATTGGTGGGCCAGATAGGGGTAGTCTGGTACTAGAGTAGTCTAGTACTGGTATGCAGGATATTCCGCCAGGGGCTGGTGTAGATAGCGAACTAGCCCTGGGGTTTAGGGCATAGTGTTCACACTTGAATAATCGGACTAGATAGTCCATACTTCTGCCCAATCTTGAACAGCTCTGCCCAATCTTGAACAGGCTATTGTTTAATTCTGGGCAGGTTACGAGCAGGTTACGATAATGCGTCTTGACTTACTTGATCTGCTTGATAATTCCTACTTGACTTGCTTGATTTACTTGACTATCCCTCTATGGCATGGGACCTGCACCTATCAGGGTCAGGCGCGTGGCGCCGTTAGATTACCTAGGAGGTGCTCCCTCAGGAAAAACTGACAGATTCATCCTAGTGGGCCACCCCTAGCTAGGAGACATATCATGGCCATAACCGAGACAGGTTATCTACCCGATAGCGGACAGGACCCTACTGCTGAGATAGAAGCAGGATTCCTGAAGACACGCTACTTCCACTATCCTAACTTTAAGGTGGGACCTAGTGGCGGGAAGGTTACCTACGAGCTTAAGGTTATCGGCAGGCTTGTAGACTTCGATCCAGACTTCCTCTGGTCGGTGCTCTGGGGAGGCAATACTCCTCGGACGATGATCGGAGATAAGTTAGAAAGCCTACAGGATACGGACGCTACGTATCCTAGCAGGATTGACCACAAGCTGCACCTAACCGTGAGCGATCTGGACGCATGGCTGATTCTGCCGACTGGGAAGAGATCGCAGTCGATTAAGAAGGATAGCATGATCGCTGCTCTGACTAGTCAGAATCAGGCTCTGCAGACGCAGATTGCTGAGCTTACCAAGTTAGTCGCTGAGCTCACGGCCAAGATGCCCAGCTAGGAAAACTGGGAGGCTAGAAATAGCCTCCCACTCCTTCGCTCAATTTTCTGCCCCAGGTTAAAGCAGGAAGTCGAACGTAGGAGTGCAGGTGTAAGATAATCTTACATGAGGGAAATGCTAGCATGTTATCGTTGCTAGCAGAGTGATCATGTGATCACCCCCCTTCTTTCCGAAAAGGTTCTACACCTGGGAATAACTATAACTGCTCCTGAACGTAAGACGAGCAGTTAGAATTATTTAGTGTAGAAAAAAAAATATATAAAAAACTAGGACCAAAGATACCCACCCCTCCTGTCCACGGGATAGGTAATCCCAGGTGTAGAAGGTTTTCGGAAAAGGGGGGGGTGATCACGCGTTAGCAATGGTAGCATTGGTAGCAATGCTACCATTTTAGAAGCCTGTGCATAAGCACAGGAACTTTTGTGCAAGGAGGTTTCGAGTATGGGTACTACATACGTCAACCCGCCAGAGAAGTGTGACCTCTGTGGGAGGTCGTTCAAGCAGGTTAGTGTCATGTACGACGCCAACCTACGAGGCGTGGGGTGGTGTAACTGCTGCCACTCCTGCTTCCAGGCAAATAAAGGAACCCTCGGCGTGGGCAGAGGGCAGAAGTACCAGAAACAGAGCGACAATAGTTGGATGTGTGTGAAGGGAGGAATGGGATGTTAGATGCAGAGAAGAAACGCCTGCTTGAGCAGGCGATAGCAGTCGAGCAGGAGAGCATCTCGGAAGAGGTGCTCAACATCTTCGGGCCTGACTCATACATTCAAGTCAGGCCCATCGAGGAAGGTGGGCTCCTGGGGGTCGACGTCTTAGTCGACCTCGTTGACTCTGAGCTCTCAAAAGGCTTGATCGCAGCCCTCGTCGCAGCGAGGGTTAAGGTCAGGTTCGAGAAGCTTATGGACGAGTACGAGCGATTGCAGGTGCTCAGGAACTAAACCTGGGCAGGGTACACCTAAGAAAGGAGGAATTAGCTGTGATTACAGAGTATAACCCTGAGACAAAAGAGCTGACTATTAAGATCAAGCTCGCGTCAAAGCAAGAGGCACCTCTATCTTCCACAGGGAAGAGTAAAGTGCTGGCTAGCACGTCAGGATTCACCTGGATCAGTTTCCCCAATCTGGGAGAGATAGGAGTCTCCTTGAATGTAATAGCGACAAGGAGGTAGACTCCTGGGCTTAGGGCCAGGTGTAAGATATTCTTACACCTGGATCTAAACTCAAGACCTGATCTAAACTCAAGAGAAAGGAGGTGCATATGTATGCAGTATAGAGTTGACCTGGGTGAGGAAGTACTAGCTGTCTTCTCAACGTGGGAGGAGGCGGAGCAGTACTTGCTCAAGATGGAGGAAGACCTGCTTGAGCAGGGAGACACTGCTTTAGTATCAAAGCTCGATATAGTTGAGTTCGAGCTTCCTAAGCCCAAGAGCACAGGTCGTCGATATGATGACCTCGATCCTAGAATCTGAGGAGGAGGTTAACCTCATGGACGAGAAACAACTAAAGGTAGAGCAGTTCTACCTGGCCCGTGAGTTATTCCTCGCGGATATCAGAGCAGGGATAAGCCCAGGCACTGCCGTACGTAGTGCGTGGCACTTCGCTGCTATGTTTATCGACATAGCACGAAGGAATGTCATTATCGATAGGAAGGAGCCAGGAGATGTACAGTAAGTACGTAGACGTGAGGCTGGACACCTGTGCCATGAATGAGTATAAGTGTGTCCTAAAGGGAAGAGTCAGAGAAAGACCCTTCCCGTGGCGCTCCTGGGTAATGAAGCTGGAGCCTCCAGACATAAAGGAGGAAACAGCTCGTTTCTTTATGGAGATGACAGATAAAGAAACAAGGGCTAAGTTCTATCCACATATACTAGAGTACCTTCTCGACACCCATCCAGCCCAAGTGCTGGGAGCAGCACCTGTCGAGATAAGACGGAATCCACCTCAGTGGTTCACTGAGAAATATCCCAGCTTAGGGAGCTGTCCATGCACATTTCTAGAGAGCGACAAGTCGAGCTAAGGTACGCTCTGCTCTACGCTCAAGCTCATGAGCTTACTATCTCAGAGTTCATGCAGCTGTATATAAAGGATGAGCGTGAAGCAGTGTGGTTCTACAGGTGGCAGGCTCGATATGCCGAGCATATGCGGTGCAAGCTCAATAGGCAATTCGAGCTGCATAAACTAGCCCTGCAGCTTATCGACAGCAACTGCACCTGTCTGAAAGAGGCGCTACCTGAGAACCTATCTCAAGTAGAGGCCGAGTATATTTCTAAGGTACTCAGCACAAGATTAGCCCTCCTCGTGCGTAAGCAAGAGGAAGATATGGGGGCACCAGTCAAAAGAAAGGAAGTCAGACATGATAGAGTTAATGCTGGGAGCAGTACTAATGCTCCTGATATGTGCTACAATAGCATGGATTCTGAGCAAGATTGGCTGAGCTTAGACTCAAGCTCGGTAGAAGAGCTAGAGCTAGAGCCAGAGCTAGAGATAGAGTCAGAGCTAGAGATAGAAACAGAGGAGGACACCGAAGATGAGCCCAACCTCGATAGCGAGACTGCAGGTAGGGATACGGATACCGAGAGCAGTAGTAGCTCAGTTTGCCCTATACCTGCAGAAGAAGGGCATACCAGTGCAGAGTAAATCCTACATCTGCAGAGCAATACTCGGCGAGTTCTCTCGAGCTCTAGTCGCATCTGGTATCGACGTGCCAGATGAAGACACGGCTAAGAGAATAATGTCCGGTATCGCAGTATATCAGGAGCAGGATAAGCTCCTGCCAGAGCTAACCTCCATTATCGACGCAGATAGTCAGGAGGATAGAATCCAGAAGACACTGGATCTGCTCAATTCCTTGGAGATAGAGGTAGAGTAGTTATAGGAAGGAGCTGCCAAAAATAATTTACCGGCAGCCGAAAATAACCCTTGACAAGGGCATAAAAGTATGCTATAAGAGAGATTCCAATCTTGGATAGGACCTGCTTTGCAGGCCACTCTCTTAGCAGTAGTATAAGCCGCCAGCACCCTCAAAGGAGGCACAATATGCCTACGACTGTAAATGTCAAGAACAAAGTCCGCGCCTATAGCGTGGATATGAACTTCGGTGAGAATCTGGACGAGGCCATTGCTCTATTCGGGGCTGAGGTCGTCTACGACCTGTTCATCGACGGGGCAAAGCTGAAAACCAACGCCAGGGTTCGTCAATGCTTCGACAAGGATATGTCGGACGAGCAGATCGCCGAGATCCTGAGCATCTTCAAGCTCGGAACTCGCGGCCCACGGGCATCTGGTCCAAAGGACCCGAAGAAGAGGATTCTCTCCAACTTCGCAAACCTGTCCGCTGCAGACAAAGCGGACCTCATTCGCTCCCTCCAGGAGCAGCTTACCCAACTGCAGCAGCAAGCTGGGCAGCAAGCTGGGCAGTAGTCTGTCTCACAGGCAGAGGGATAGGGAGTCCTGGCGGCGCTCCCTATCCCTCATGTAAGATTTTCTTACACCTGGAGATAATGCTAAGAGCAGGAGAACAATCAATTATGAGCAAACGAATCGGAATAATGCTCCCGTACCCATTCGAGGAAGCAAGGCTGGCCAGGATTGGCTTCCCCTGCTATGTCCAACCCAAACTGGATGGAGTCAGAGCCAGATTTATTCAGAGAGATAAGGATTCCTTCGACCTGCTAAGCAGCCAAGGTAATCCAATTACACAATTACCCAGGCTTCTGCAGACTCTGAAAAGTCTCAGGCTCAAGCCAGGAACCGAGCTCGATGGTGAGCTATATGTCCATGGCTGGAGTTTCGAGAGGATATTCTCTGTAACCAGTAGAACAGTAGACGTACACCCTCTAGCGAATGAGATGGAGTATCACATATTCGATATGCCGTCGGCTGAAGGAGGCTACCATGACAGGCTCACCCAGATCCTTGGCCTTCCTATTCCCAGTGAATACCCTGGAATGGGAATCTACAGGGTAGAAAACTTCTACGCCCACTCCATGGAAGACATCAATAATCTGGTAGACATGTTCGTCAAGATGGGATATGAGGGAGTTATCATAAAGCAGAGAGACCTTCCCTACATCCGCTGCCGGACGCCTAAGATGCTCAAGATAAAGCCAGATAAGAGCGATGTTTACACTATAACGCAAGTAGTGCCAGAAGTATCACAGGATGGTGTAGTCAAGGAAAGAGTCGGAGCCTTTGTAGTGAAAGACGATGACTCTAACATATTCTCCGTAGGAACTGGGCCTCTTCTGACCTGGGATAATAGAGTTCAACTCTGGTCTATAAGACACTCTCTCATAGGGAAGAAGATCACAGTTAAATACCAACAACTGACAGATCGAGGCGTGCCTCGGTTTCCAGTAGCTCTGCATATCACACTCGGCGGTGAGGAGCAGAGCGAAAGCAGAAAGGAGACTCTCCTATAGACAAGCAAAGCTTCCTCAACCAATGTCAAAGATCGTCACAGACAAAACAGACCTGAAAGAAGAAACTGTATATCGGAGGGACGCCCCCGTCCCTCCATTTTTTAATTAGCTCTGGAGGAGCGATAACATGTTTAGAAGTGAACTACAGAAGAAAGAAGTCTGGGATAGGATTGGCAGTAACTTCATGGTTCAGGTGAAACACTGGAATCGTGGCCATGCCTACCCACCGCATGACCTCGGACATAGGTGGAACGTCTATGCCTACGTCTTCAGAGGTCATCCACTTTTCGACCAGATAGACCCGGATGCCGAGCATATATGGGAACACCTCCCGACTAAACCTGACCTTTGGCTCCACGGAGGAATCACCTTCTTCGAGCCTCTCTTCGAGAGACAAGAAGCTGGAGTCTATAGCATAGTCGGATATAAGTTCGGCTCAGACTACGCCCACGGTGGAGATGCGCAGCAGGGGCTTATGGAATCTGACATGCATGAGCTCCCATTCTGGGACGCTGAGCTACTGTATGATCAGCTCAAGGCTATGGTAGAGAAAGAGTGGGAGGAAG